TAACCAGTTAGGTGTATATGTACTTCCGCCGCCATAGCCAACTCTTTGTACTGTAGGTATTCCTGCGTGTTTTGTTCCAGTATCACCTTTTAGTGTTTTAATAAAATTGCGTTGATGTGTAGTGTTAATGCCAGCGCCGTTAGGGTTAGTCATTAATTCAAATGTTCTTGCAGTTTTCTTTGCCCATTCATCTGGTACTGCAAGTTGTCCGCCTACTGCTCCTGCAACAACCAGTTTCAATCCGTTTACAGTTAGGGCTCTGTTAAACACTGTACCATTGTTCTCGGAAATTAATGCACCATTGTTGTATTCTGCATCTGATCCTGAACTAGACATTGTTATATTACCAGTTAGTGATGCACCACTGATATCGCCGGTTGTTACACCGCTTACTGTATAGCCAACTGTTGTACCATCTTGAATGTTAGTACCTGTAAGCGTAAATGTAAGTGTTTCGCCTTCATCGACTTCACTAACATTGCTTGTTAAATTATAACTTGATCCACTTGGTGTTAAACTCGTATCGCTAATAGTTACATTAATACTTGCGTCACCGTTATCAAGTGCAAGTGCAAACGTTTCGGTTCCTTCAGTTGTTAAATCTGCTGTAACATTAAAAGTTCTTGATGGTGTTGTTCCGACAACAAAGTTTCCTGTCAGACTAGCACCACCGATATCAGCACTGTTTACGCCTGTAATAGTATAAGGAACACTTACTCCGTTTGCTAGATTTGTTGTGTTTAATGTAATCGTAAATGTGCCACCTTCGTCTACAGATGCAGTACTTGTTTGTAATGAATAAGTAGGTGTTGGAGGATTTTCACTAGTATCGTTAACTGTAACTGCAACATCAGCAAGACCGTTATCTAGTGCAAGTGTTAATGTTTCTTCACCCTCAGTGGTTAAATCATTAGCAAGTTCTAGTGTAGCAGTATTTGTAGCACCAACTACAAAAATTCCAGTTAAAGAACCACTGCTTAAATCTGCGGCATTAATGCCTGTAACAGTATAAGGTAAATTTGTTCCTGTTACAACGTTTGTTGTTGCTAGTGTTATAACAACTGTACCACCTTCATCGACTTCACTAACATTGCTTGTTAATGAGTATGTTGGTGTCGCAACACTGCTGTCGTTTACAAGTACTGATACACTTGCTTGACCGTTATCTAAACTTATTGTTGCAGTTTCGTTACCTTCTGTTACACTATCTTCTGCAAATTCTAATGTAATAGTATCTCTAGTTCCAACAATAAAAGTTCCTGTAAGTGATCCACTTACTAGATCACTAGAACCAATGCCTGTAATTGTATACGGTATGCTTGTACTATCTGCAACATTTGTTGTTGATAATGTAATAACAACACTGCTACCTTCATTTACAACCGCGGCACTTGCAGTCATTGTGTAAGTAGGACCACTTAAACTAACACTAGACTCGCCTGATCTAGAACTATATAAAGTTAAACCAAATTTTGAATTATAAGGATTGAATAAAAACTTTGGTGAACTTCCTAGCAATGATCGATCATTTATATAAGACGTTCCGTCACCAGGTTGATACAAATCATCTAATTCTGCATTATCACTAATCCAATCCTTAACTTCTTTTACACTTGCATCTGGATTAATTTGTAAGTACAATGCAATTAATCCTGCTACTTGAGGAGCCGCCATACTTGTTCCGCTAATATTACATTGTTTAAAGTCACTATCTAAATAATATGATTGGCCGTTTTTATTGTTTGTGTTCGACACAGCACTCATTATATCTGTACCAGGCGCCCACACAGTTACTCCTGGACCTGTTTCTGAACTGTCTGATTTTTGTTCTAAAATAGTTCCGCTAGAAGTATGGACTACACTATCAACATTTCCAACTATGTGTGCGTTAGCACTGAACGGAGAACCGCCTCGATGATAATATCTTGTAAGACCATATTGATAGTAAAGATTATCGTAATCGTCTCCGCCTTCTACATCAATTTTTTGTTTATAATTACCTGCACTTACTGTAACATGTACTCCTGCGTCAATTAACTCTTCCATATCAATATCAACACTACTTATACGAACAGGATGTCTACCACCTCTACCTACCATACCGTAGTCTGTTCTAGCCGTACTACCAGTCCATGAAGTGCCTCTATAAACGCCGCCACTGATTCCTACAAAAAATGTAGTATATCCCCAACTCATGTTTACCACAGTTGGACGCTTTGTTAATAATCTTTTATCTCCTGTTGCTTCTACTGCACCTGTTAATGCACTTACAAATCTATGTTCAGTAGTATCTGAACTAATACCAATATTAACTGTGATAGTTGTGCTAGTTACTCCGGTAATTGTAATATCTTTATTGTAAAATGGATCAGTTCCAGCCGCATTTGGAGCGCCTGAACTTCTTGGATAACTGTGATTACTTGCAAAATTATCTTTACCACAAGTAAATGTTAAACTACCGGGTGCTATTCTTATTTTTTCACCTGATTCAAAATTATGATTTCCTAATGTCAAAATCAATATTCCGGTTGCAGGAGTATAACTTGCATCAGTAGGTGTAAATGTACCTGAAACTTTTCTACGATGCCATTCTTTCAAAACATCAAAACAATCTGAAATACCAATACCTGTACCACTATCACCTGTACCTTCTAGTCCGCTAACTTTTAGTGCATATATGTCAGCATTCTTTGCCCAACCATATGTTTTACCTGCGGCAATTCCAGCAACGTGAGTACCATGACCATCTGTATCTCTGTAATGATTAGCATTCTGTGTACCAGTTAGTCCACTTTCTGTATACCAATTTATTTCTTTTACTCGGCTAACACCGTTAGCATCTTGAAACTCTGGATGATCTTTTTGTATTCCGCTATCATGTACAACAAAGTCAATACCACTTCCATCTAGTGTATAGTTGTAGTCACCTGATACAATAGTTGATCCGCCGTATACATTTGATTTTTCATTTACTCTTCTCAATCCCCAATTAACATAAGGTCCTGAATCAGAAGTAGTTTTACTAAAGTTACTAGGTTGACTAGCAAGAGGTGTAATCATTATATCTTCACGCTGATCCGGTGGAATCTCAACACACTCAACCCTGTTATCGTGTCTTAAATTTTCTGCTTCTTCGTCAGTAAGCATGTAATGAGTAAGTCTTTGTGAAAGCGGTCTTTGGTTTGCTACTGTAACAGAACGTTGGGGAATATAACCATTGCCTGTTGCAATAATCATTTCGTTGTCAAATTTTTTAAAGTCTATTCCTTTTTTTAGTCCTACAATATATTCTTTCTCTTGACTCATACTATGCTCCAAACGCTATACTAAAAACAATGTCTGCAGAATCAACATACTGTTTAGTAGCGGCATGGTCTGCATTAGTTGGTGTATTTTTTATATTTGCGTTAGTAAATGTTCCTTCTGCTGGTCCTGAATTACCAATAACTGTATCATTGATTGTTGTGTTTATAATTCTTAAATCACTTCCTAAACTTGTAATTCTTCCTCGTTCTACACCCTCGACTTTGAATACTACTGCATTATCTGCTTCAAATTGTAAATTAGTATTACTAGATAATGTTGGTACACCAACGTCGTTTGATTTAAAACTTTTTGCTATAAGGTCGCCGGCAATGTGAACATCTTTTTCTACGCCAAGACCACCTTTAATAACTACTGCTCCTGTGGAACTTGAATTAGAGTTTGTAGTATTATGTACTTTTAATAAATCATTTAGATTAACATCGTCGTTTATTGTTACTTCACCTCTAAGTTCTGAAGTACCTGTTACAATTAATGATGTGAATGTACCAGTACCAGTTACTTGTGGTTCTTCTAGTACAAATAATTTAAATGGATCGCCATCAATGTCTGAATAATAAAATCCTGTTCCACTTGCAGGTACAGTCCATTCTACATATCCGTCTTGAACATTATTTGCTCCAGTACCAGATGTAGTTGTACCGTCAACTGTATGTGAAATTCCAGTTGAAACATCAACATTTAAACCGTCTCTAATGTTCCATGATAGTATTGTAAGATCAATATTGAACCTGTATGTTCTACCTTTTACAACCGTGATTGCAGGATTAGGTGATACACCGTCAACAGCAAACTGTCCTGCTGATTCAGTAATATCATAACTTTTTACTGTGCTTGTATCGTCTTGTGTAACAGCAATATCTGTAATTAGTACTTCACTTGAGAGTGATTTTACTTGTACATTACCTTCACTGTCGACTGTGAAGCCAGGGCCTTTAAAGCCATATTTACTGTATAACGGGTTTAATGTGACAGCCATTTAAAATCTCCTATACACATATTTACCAAAAACAGTAAACTGTTATACAGGTGGGTTAATTGTCTTGAAATATGTGGCTTGATAAAGCACTTTTGCTCCAGATAATTCTGTACTATCTTCTTGTGACGGCTTAGCAATAATATCTACATACGAAGCATTAACAGTTGCAGTAATATCTAGTATCGGAGCACCTAAATTACTTCGACCGTATATGGTAACGTCTGCAATATCTTTACCTGCTGTTACAATACACTTGATAATTTCTCTGTTAAAGGTGTCATAATCAGCAACAATGCTGTACTCTACTGCACAAAATTCACCCAAATGCCAGCGATCTAGCCTTGTTTCAATAGGTAACGCCGCAAGTTTTACCCACGGCCCTACATATGAAAAATTTGTTCCGCCTTTAAGCGAAATTGTGTTTTTTGCACCTTTGCTAAAAAAGTATTTTAACCAATCCATAACGATATTTATTCATTCGTCATAGTTATTAGTTTATTGTGTTCTGGCAAATACAAGTATTCAATGTCACTATTCTTAATAGTGTCAAACGCATCTACTAGATCTTCAACTAACGGTTCTCCACCTAGATTAAAACTTGTATTAAACAAAATTGGTACTCCAGTTTTTTCTTTAAAAGCAGAAATCAAATTATAAAAATGTTCATTCTGTTCTTTGTTAACTGTTTGAATACGACATGTACCGTCAACATGAATAATTGCAGGAATTTTTTGTTCAATACCTGGTTGACAGTTTACAGCATACATCATACTAGGTGACGATTCCATACCACGCAAATCAAACCATTCATGAGTATCTTTTTCAAGAATTGTACCTGCAAACGGACGAAAATATTCTCTATGTTTTACAGTATTAACGTGATCTTTTCCTTCCGGATCTCTTGGATCATAAAGAATACTTCTATTACCAAGTGCTCTAGGACCGTTTTCACTTTGTCCTTGCCACATAGCAACAATATTTTTATTATCAATTAAGTCTACTACATCTTGATAAGTTGCATCTTTAATTTCTGCTTCGTATTCTTCTGCAAGTTTTTCTACATCATCTACTTTGTAGTTGTATGTTGGGCCAAGATATAACTTATGTTGAATAGGAGCAACAGTATTATCTTGTGTAATGCTTCTATGAATAAACATAGCCGCACCCATTGCAGTACCGGCATCATTAGAAACAGGTTCAACATAAAGATTAATACCTTCATCTTTTAGTGCTTCTAGATAATGATAGTTAGCAACACAGTTTAGTGCATATCCCCCTGAAACAACAATGTTTTTCTCTCCTGTCATTTCGACTGCACGTCTAATCAAGTTTGTAACTTGATCTTGTGTTTGTGTTTGACAAGCATAAGCAAGATCTCTACGGTTAGTTAACTGTGTTCTATCCGCTTGTTTCTGTTGTAGTTGTTGTGTGTCAACATCTTCTTCTAAGAAATCATATGCTAATCTGTTTACCATTGCACCGTTTGGATAGTTAGGAATAATTAACTGTCTATTAGTAGTTGGGTGTTTACCTTCATTACTAAACAATGGCGGGATTTTATCATTTTCTTTACCATATGGAAATAGTCCCATAGTTTTTCCTGCTTCAATGCTACTAAAGCCACAGTATTCTGTTACTGCTTCATAGACTTTAGTAATACCTGCGCCATCTGTAATAACACAAGTATGGGTGCCATCTTCATTGTACATTGAACTATCAAAATTAGGATTCACTAGATGAACACTTGGTTGTTGTACACCAATATGTTTCCATAGTGTTTTAAAGTTTCCTGGATAATCACAACTGAAAATTGTTTCGGTTTCCCAACCTATAATCATTTCACCGTTAAAGTTTAACGGAATAAAAGTTCCTGCACCATCAACAACTACTGCTGTTGCTTTTTCAAACCCAGAACGATAAAATGCAAGTGCGGCATGTAGTTTATGATGCACAAAACTCATATCAATTACTTGACTGTGTTCGTACGGATTATCTTTTCTATTAATTAATCCTAGTTTACGTGCAAGACCTGTGTAAACATCGTCACCTGTGTAATCAACTTTAGGTGCTGTTTCTTTCAAACTTTGCGTATGTGCTACTACAAGATAATCAATTTTATCTGTGTATTCTAAAATTTTAACCATAGAGGCAAAAGGACCTCCATCGTATTTTTGTCTTGATAGTCTTTCTTCTTCAACAGAAAAAACAACTTCGCCGTCTTTTAACAAGCATACACCAGAATTATGACCTCTGGCAATACCTGCAATCCATACTGGTTTCTTACTCATTATTTCTCCTTGGATCCTTCGGGTTTAAATACTGGCGGAACAACTCCAAACTGTGAACTCATTGCAGTTTGTGCCATTTGCGGTGCAAAAGGCATTTGTGGTGCCTGTGCAGGTGCTTGGTGTTGATGTGTATGACCGTGTTCGTGGGCTACACCGTGTACTGGACAAACTTCACCTTGCTGTTGTTGTCCTTCACCTTGCAACTTTGCCTTCATTTTAATTTCAGTATTAGGTTGTGGATATTTTTTTAATCCGTTTTGTACACTTTTTACAACTGACTCAACATCAACCTCTCTCATTTTCATTACACCGTCATTCATTCTATCACAAACTTCGTCTGGAGTAATTCTAATAGGAGCATATTCTCTATGTTTTTCACCTAGATCAATAATGTCAAACTTTTTATGACTGATGTGTGTTGTGTTAATGGGAAACGTACTACCTGTAATCACAGTTGCAGGAGTACCTAATGCATAAGCAATATGTTGCCCTACACTATCACAGCCAATGAAATAATCACAACCTTTGATTAGACCTGCCCATTGTCTTAGAGTAATTCCTTGCGGAATTGGAACAGGGACTTCAATATTCGCGACACTAAAGTCAATGGGCATTTCGGCCATAACCATCACAGCATGATTTTTCTTCTGTAATTTCTTAATTAAATTTACTAGATCTTCGTATTCAATACTTCTTGATGTGCTGTCATTAAACACCCCATCTCTATAACTTACACCTCTACCAAAAGGTTGAATTACTATTACCTTTTCTTTTCCAGTAATTTGTCTTACTTCGTTAAGTGTAATTTCACCATTAAGTACTTCTTCTCTATTCAACTTAATAGTAGGTAAATGTAAGTCTCTTGGTTCTGTAACTTCTTTGTTAATTTCTAAATCAAATGCTTGTGCTAAACTTGCTTTTTGATTGTAGTAAAACCAATTTCTATATGGTTCTGGACTTACACAATTTCTATCCTTAATCTTGTCGTTGAATAGATGTTTGTGCCACAAATCGTATGCACGTTTGTCTAAGTCTGGATGTCCTTTATAAAATTCTGTGCCACCTTCGCAAACGATAATAAAATCATCGTCTGGATTTTGTTTCCTGAACAGTTCTAGTGCAGGAATACTAGCAATAACGCGGCCAGCACCGCCGTTAATAAAAAATGCTGTTGATCTAGTAGTCATTTAAGCCCCTTGTAAATTGTATTTCTTTATGTAAGAATATTTACCGGGTAGTTTTTTGACTGGATTAGAAAGTGGTTATGTTAATCGAACTTGCGTTCTGGATCGTTTGCTTCGTCACGCTCAAAAGGATTACCTTCCAAAATATCACCTCTAGGATTATCTGGAAATTTGATCATCCATGGATCCCATTCTGGAGCAGGAAACTTATTGCGTAAATTTTTAAGTTCTGCAATATGGTCAACTACTTTTTGTCTGTATTCTGCATTTGCAGGATCAGATAGTGTTGGGTCGTTTATTAACTCTTGTTCACAATGCCAAACTAAGTTATCACGTGTTTCTGTAAACAGTGCTTCGTCCATAGTTGGCTTTTCCCAAGGAAAAGGTTTAACCCATTCTTTTTTATCAAAATCATATTGAATTTCGTCTTGTGCGTATGCTTCGTTTGGAATTAATGGTTCTGACTTCCAATAATAAACAGTGTCATCACCGTCAAGTTTCCAAGTTTTACAAGGATAATTTTGTTCTTCTTCTGTGTCCATCCATGCAAGTGTGGCAATTAATGGCTCTTTTGCCGGATCAACAACTATTGCTTCGTGTCCTAACCCTGCTTTCATTTTAACTTGTGCTTCTTGATCTGGATCTTCAGGATCAACAGCAATAGCGTCCATGCCTACTTCTAGTAATTTTGTTTCTTTGTTAACAAATACATAAATTTTTTCAGGACCGTTATATGTAAACTTTCCTGTTTTGCCTAAGTCGTTTGTTTGATGACAGAATTTATCAGGTACATCATATTCAAATTCAATTTCAACATGTGGTAGCCATCTAGGTAGTTCACTCATTATCTGTCCTCCTCAGGTACAACGCTGTTTTCTGTTGTATCAACTCTTGGATCATCTGGAAATGGAACCATCCATGGATCCCAATGTGTTCTTGGAAATTTAGTTTCTAGTGCATTCAACTCATCGACAAAATCTTCTAGATCTGCAATAAGATCAGTAAATTCGCCATCATCATTATCTGCTTTTAAATCAGCAATACTGTCTGTAGCATTAGCAATGACACTATCTCGGCCTTCCCATAATTCATCCCATGTCATGTGTGGTTGTTTCCATGGATATGGTTTATCAAATTGTTTAGTGTCAGGATTATACTGAATGCCAGCAATTTCATATGTATGATCTGGAGTAGGATTAGCCGCTCTAGAATAATAAACGGTTGTATCAGTTGGATCTTGTTGTTCTCTAGTAAATTCAACCTGTGGATAATCTGCTTGATCAATGTTCATAGCAAAAGCAGAAGCAATAACAGGATCTGTTTTTGCGTCAACTAATACAGCATAGCAGTCTAGGCCTGCTTGTAATTCTTGTTGTTCTTGTGTATTTGGATCACCGTCATCTGCTACCCAACCATACGATGGTAAAATTTTTCTTGTTTCTTTATCAACAACAATCCATATTTTTGTTGGACCTCTATAGGTAAAAGTAGTAGTCAACCCAAGATCGTTTGTAAGATACAAATACTTGTCTGGAATGTCGTATTCAAATGTAAATTCTATTTCTCTAACTGCCATTTTTTATCCTATATCTTTAATTATGTTGTGTACCATGTAATTCTAACCATACCTGGAGTTCCATATGAACCACAGTGACATCCACCTGACCATCTTACGTAAGTTGCTCCACCTTGTCCTGGAACATACTGTGAGTGTAGTCTAGCAAAACCTGTATAGTCTGCCGCCGCACAGTTAACAAATGTACTAAAGCCTCTATCGCCACCTTGTACACCAACTGTACCACCGCACTTGTTAAACAATCCGCCTGGATATGGAAAGTGAATTTTGTGACAGCAATGTCCGCCACAGGCTCTGTGTTGCATCCATCCACGCACACCACATACCATAAAGTCACCGCCACTTGCTTCTGCTGTATTGTTGTTAATACAACAGTTACAGTTCCAAGCACGACAACAGCAATATCCTGTTACATAACATCCGCAACCTGGAAAACAGAATGAACATCCTTCTTTTCCGCCTGCCGCACACATACTAACATTACACCCGCCGATAGTTGAACGGCATCCTCTAAATCCGTTTCTACCATTATGACAACAACTTTGCTGTCCTAAACATAAGTCATAGCACCAACCCTGTGATACAGGAATAGTTTTACGTGCATAAGCACCTGAACCACCTGGTGCACCATTCATACAACAGCAAGATACACCGCCGCCACCTCCGCCTCCGAAGGTTTCAAATGTTGCTCTTACTGCATCTGCAGGTACAATAAATGCAAAACAACAGTCAAATTGATAATTGCCGTGTGCATTATCACCGTTAAAGCAGTGTCTTTTGTAGATAAATGTACAACCCGATGGTAAGTCAGTTACCGACTGTCCTGGGTTTAATTTTAATTCGCTTACGTATGAACTCAGTGTTGCCATGTTAATATTTACCCCTTACGTTGTACAATCATTATAAGTTATTCTTACCATACCAGCAGTACCTGGGAATCCATAACAGCATCCGTCACCACATGATGTAGCAGTTGGTCCACCTAATCCTGGTGTCCAACCAGTAGTATTACCTGTTGTCCACTGTCCAATAACCGGATTACATCTTGCCCATTCTTGGTTACAAGCATTACCATTATTCTGTGTGCTTGTAAATCCACCTGTTTGGTTGTTTAATCCACCTGGATAGTGATATAAAATTTTCCACCAACATGATCCACAAGTACATTGTGCCCATGTAGCACTAGGTCTTCCTGGAGACCCTAAGTCTGCACCGTAGTAACATCTGCAACACAAACAACACATTCTATCTGTGTAGTAGTATCCACAGTTATTACCTAAACAGTTAAATGCACCCCAGTGAACGAAACAACATGCCTGTCCCGCATTACCACCGTCTGCACAAAAATTCGTTAAACCATTACCTGTAACCCAACCTTTACAACCTAAAATACCACAACAACATTGGGCACAACAAGTTGCAGGTCCTGGATATAGATCATAACAGTCACCTACGGAGAAGTCGCCAGCCGCCGCTGTTAAGCATTTTACTGCCCAAGCACCTGAACCACCTGGAGGTCCTGCTGAACATCCACATGCGCCGCCGCCAGAGCCGCCACCGCCCCATACTTCTACCTTCATACAGTTAACGCCGTTTGGTACACACCAGTACAACATACAGTTGTCGCCGAATGAACTGTTACAATAACAAGTACAGAAAGGTCTGAATGTCATAGTACAGTTTTTAGTAATAGGCTGTAGGTCTGTTACGCTAACTGAACCAATAAGTGATCTTAGATTTGCCATTTCATTCCTTCCTAAGTTAAGTTAATCCTTACAAAACCAGGTCCGCCTGGGCCACCACAGTAGCAGTTTCCACCAAGTGCCGAAGCCGATGATCCACCTTTACCTGGTGCCGCATGGTGATCATCACCTGCACCAATCAAACCACGTCCAGTTGCACAACCTGCAAATGAACCATGGTGGTTGTATGCACAGAATCTAATAAAGTCGTATCTGTATCCGCACTCATCAAGCATACCTGGTAGAATGTTTAAGTGCTTATACCAACATGAGGAGTTGTCTTTTTGATGTGTTTGAATACCGCCTAATTTTCCTGGGAAGCCGAAATCAGCGTCAAAGTAACAAGCACAGCAACTATCGTAACGTGGATCCATAAATGTACCACAACCGTTTGTTCCAGCACCACATTGACTGTCTAGACATTCAAACATAAAGCATTTTGCATCACCTGGTTGACCACCTTCAGCACAGAAATTTCCAGCACATGTAGTTCCGTCTGATTTTCTTAGGTAACCATTGTTAATGTAAGTTTTACATCCTCTGTATCCGCAATCTCTGTTAGGTGAACAACATGCAGGAGGAGCAATACAAATTCTATATTCTGTTTTACAAGTTCGAACGTCGATACAATCTAATCTAGCATACGCACCAGCACCAGCACCAAATCCCCACATACAACAGCATACGCCGGCACCGCCGCCTCCGCCGCCCCACATTTCAATTCTTAAAAAATTGATGTCTGGTTCAGGGGTCCAGCAAAACTCATGTTTACATTCGTCTCTAGCATGAGTGATACCACAAGTTGTGGCAAATGCAATAGTACAATCATCATATTTGTACTTTGGCATTGAAGGATTATCTGGATCAAAATCCTCGGATAATGCTTTATCTAATAAACTTTTTAAATTTGCCATTTATATCCCCTATCTAAATTAATTGCAACACTTATTAACTACTTAGTAGTACCCATCCGTATGTTGGACCTGAATACAAAATTGTTACAACAGCATTGTTAATGTTCAATACTAAATCTTCAGTTAAATTCTGAACTTTTGAACCATTTCTTGCAAGTGTAACATTGTTTGTTCCAAACGATCCTGTAACATCTACGATCTGGATTGTGTCACCTTTAACTAGACTAGCGTTTGCTGGCAAAGTAATTGTAAACGCGGCACCACTTGAATCTGCTAAAACTCTATCATTGACTTTAGCATTATAAGCGGAACTTTGTTCAGTAATTACTGCGCCACTTGTACCAGTTGTAGTAATATATCTTCCCATTGTTATATCCTTTTTCTAATTATATTTAGCCATTACGCCGCTGTTTCAATACCCATTACAACAACGGATGTCGCATCCGATGATGAATAAGCAACTATTCTTTTGCCTGCATCTAGCACTAACCCTGTTCTTTCTAGAACCCCTTTTGCCATGATCTCTGTGTCATATTCCACATACTCAGCATTGGTTGGTGTATCAGCCGATGCAACCGCAAGTCTTAAAGATGCGGCAGTGTTGGATCTATTACAAAAAGATACAGTGACAACAGCGTATGTGCTGGCAGGAACTGTGTATACTACGGTATTTGCACCCGCTGTAACATCACTTGCACCTAATCTTCCTGTCGCCATTGTTTATTTCTCCTTTGTTAACTTAATAAAAATCTTTGTAATGCTACTGCATCACCGTCAATGCCGCCTGTAAAGTTCATTTTGGCTTTGACTTTGATCTCAACACCAGTTGTAGTATCGATTTGATCTTCTTTAATTTCGATAACACCTGCTGTCAAGATATTTACGTTCAATTCGGAGTTACCACCACCAATTTGAGCATTAATAAATGTTCTAATTGCTTTCTGTGTTGGTACAATATTGTCCGAATCTGCCGCAAAAGTGCCGTCAGTACTGAATTCTGTAATAACTGCACCTGTTCCACCTAGTTCAACTGAACCCAATGAAAGTTCGTTTAGTCCAGCAACGTTAAATGCATCAGCATCTAGTGTTGCAACACCAGTTGACTGTTCAACACTGAACAAGTCACCTACTCTAAAGTTACCATCTTGGTCAGTAGATGTAAAGAACACCCTACCGCCGCCACCAACAACTGTTTCACTTGCTGGTACTGGAGTGTTTACCGGAATTCCTGGATAGTTAGTATCAGCAAAATTACCTGTACCAATATCTAGGAAGTCATGACCAGTTAGACGTACTTGAGAATATCTAATACGCATTTCCACAGAATCAGCATGTGGAGGTGCTGTATCTACAGGAATATCTGGAGATACTTGAAGTTTTGCACTGTATTTCCCTTGTGCATTAGGTCCGCTTAGTTCTCTAACAACAACCAGTTTGAAATAACTTCCTGGTAAATTACTAAATGTTACGTTCGAACCTGCTTTAGGTGATTCACTTAAATTCTCTACGAAAATATTTGAACCGTTTTGGAACTTGTCAATAGTACCATCACCTGTTACAGTTGCACTTGCAGTTTCGTATGCACTACCTCTATTAATAAATGTTGGATTACCTAGTGCACCGTCACCAATTCTTAATTGTACTGGTGCTTCAATAGTATTTGAAGGATCAGTAATTGTAATATTCGGTGGTGAACTATAACCTGAGCCTGGTTCAAAAATTCTCATTCCTGGAATCTTACCAGTTGCTACTCTTGCTCTTATAAATGCTTGAGCACCGGCTCTTGTTAATGCACCGTTTCCTGAACCACTTTGTATTGCAAACCATGTTGGTCTACGCCCCGGGTTACCAAATGCTAGTGCAGAATAGTTACCGTTTGTTTTACCGTTTGTTTTACCTTTCCAGTATATGCCATCTTTTGTAATTGATGATTGTGAAGTATCTCTAACCCCGTCAACTTGGAAAGTTAAGTCTGCGGCACCGCCGCCACCTAAATTAGCATCTGTAATAGTAATTACTTCATCATCAATAAACAGTTGTCCTTCAGTTTTTATTGTAACTGTTGCGGCACCTGTACCATCAACTACCACAGTAAATGTTGCACCTTGTCCAGAACCACTTGTTGTGTAGTCTGTATCTGCAATTTCATATGTACCTTCTGTTCTTAAAGCATCTGCGATACCAATTGTATCAACGTTTTTAATTTGGCCGTTTCTGCTAGAGAACCAAAGGAATACACCTTGTCCGTATTCTAACAATCCGTCGCCGCCACCGATTGAACTATCAGCAGTTGTATCAATTATAGTTTCTACCCAGTTAGTACCATCTAAACTGTAGAACCCTTGTGTTCCTTTATCACCAATCATTAAGTAACGTCCATTACCATATGCAATGTCTTTTACTTTTGTATTTGTATCAGTAAATACTGGAAATGCTTTTGAGTTCCATGTAATACCATCTAGTGATTGTGCAAAAGCCGCACCGTCACCGATTGCAACAAACTCGTTTCTACCAAAAATAATCTTCTTCCAGTTTTGTGAACTTGGTAATGTAGTTGCTAACCAAGTGACACCGTCTGCACTGTAAGCCGCCTCGGTTGTGCCTGAAGCAACAGCAACATAAGTGTTTTTAGCGTATAAACTTGCAGACCATGTAACAGTTGAAGGCAACGTTGAACTTGTCCAAGTAGCACCGTCATCTGTTGAATATGCCGCATCTGTTGAATCTTCTTTAAGAACAACCCAAGTCATTGTGCTATCTTCGCCGGCACCATAACTTAAACCTGTCCATTTACCTGTAGCAGGTAATGCACCGCCACTTTGCCAAGTTGCTCCATCTTGTGAATAAATTGTTTGGTTAGTATTGTACCCTGCAATAATAAATCTGTCATTACCATATGCAATGTTATTTCGTTTACTTTGTAAACTTACACCATAATCTTGTTGTGTGCTTGAGAATGGTGGTTCACTAATAGTAACTCTAGGTTCAACAACATATTTTGTTGTTCCGTCCATTAACTCCGAAATAGGAGTACCTGGAATAAAATGATCCCAACCTGGTTGATCATCTGATTCTCTAAATACTGTTGCATCTTTATTACCTGCATTAAATTGTCCAAGGTAAGCGTATTGTCCAACACCCAACCCACTTGTAATGATAATTCTCATACCATCATAGTCACCTGTGTTTGCAGTATCTGTGTTTGATAATCTTATGCTTGTAGTGTCACCGAACTGTGCAGTATTATTTGCATAACCGTAATCAGCACCGCCAAAGTCTCCTGTGCCGTCTGCATCCTGGTCTGTGTTAAGCATTCTTACATCAAATAATGCTTGATCTCTAAATTCGTCACCTAGCACACTTACGCCAGCACCATCACCTGATACTGTATACGTAACATCTTCATAATTAATACCAGCATTATCAAAGAACATAACCAATACTTGTTCTTGGTCTGTTAGTACTTCGCCAATTAATGCTTCTGAATATCTGTTGTTAACTGTACCATCAATAACTGTTTCTGTTGCATCAACACCTTCAGCAACACAACCAAATGTACCGTAAGATGAGTTACCGTTTGTAGCACGAATCTTACCGCCGTTTTCTGCAAGGTAACCAATGTGTCCATAGTATGAGAACACAGAAACAAGTTCTGTTCTACCTAAGTTAGTACACCATACACCAATACCATCGGAAATAATTTGTGTAAAGTCGTTGGATACAATTGAGTCATTACCGCTATCATGTAATGCACCATCAATTTTACAACCTACTGCCGCAGTACCAAAGTTTGATACGTTTTGAATGTAAGGTGATTTGTTAATAATCCATGTTCTATCATCTGCTGGACCCCAACCTGGATCTAGTGATGTAAATGCACCTGCTGTTGGACGTTTAGTGCCATATGCATTTGCACTTCCTAATACGCCAGTCAATCCATTTAGTGAACAGTTACGTAATCCACAACCATTTCTCAAGTAGAACATATCTTCTGTAACTGAACCTTCAACAGCATTTGAATAAAATCTTGCCGCAAAGTGTGAAGCATAAGTTCCGCCGTAAACTAAATCATAAATTACAGCATCGATATAATCTCTTACATCGTCTTTACAACTTGCTACACTGTAAGTGTAACTTGGATAAGTTGCTGTAATATAAGCAGTTGCTTCTTCTGCTAAAAATTCTTTGTTTAATAACAACTGTCTAGCCGCATTGTGTGCATTCTGATCTGAACTTCTTACGTTACCATTCCAGTATGCAGTACCGCCGCTTGTGTATGCTTCGTATCCTGTTCCATCTACACCTACTGTCATTTTATAATCTTCGTAAAGTGCAAAAGTAGTTGTTGTTAATACATCAACATAATACATTCGATCGTTTAATTCGATCATACCATTAATATTTTTAATGTTTACTAATGCTCTATCATATAGACCATGTGCTGTACTTGTTTCGATTATAACTGGATTTGCTTTAGTTGCACTAATAACACTTGCAGTTGTCTGCCCTGTTGTCATTGTAGGTGCAGTTGAATCTTGTGAGTCATTGCCTGCATAGTAATTGATATAATCAATAACATGTTGTAGTTTTGCTACTGCCGCAGTACCTTCAGTTGCTGAACCGTATGGTAATGCTTGTACCTGTGATTGTGTGTTTGTGCCAGTTTTTGTAACCGCACTACCTATAATAATATTGCTTAATAGATCTTTTACTCTTGTAATACCTGCTACACTATATTCTACATCTGATCTTTGAGTGTAATCATCTGCTGTGCTTGGTTTAATTCTTGTTGAACGTAGTTCGTCACCAACAACAGCAGTGTTAGCCGGTACTCTAATTGGAAGTACTTCTTTATATTCACCTGTTTTAACAAATACTGTTTTTTGTACTTGTTCTTCTACAGGAATACTAGTATCTGCTCCTGCTGTGATAGCATCTGTTACTATTGCAACTAGACTATCAATAATACTTTGTGCTTCTGCTTCCTCAACTTTGCTGTTTTTTCTTTGTGTAACAGCAGGTGTATAACTGTTTTCAGTTTGATAATTTGTTGCAGGATCTAAATTACTAATAATTGCATCAATTACAGTTTTAGCATAGTTAAGTGCCGCAACAGTTTCATCTTCTTGTCCTGCTACATAACTTACGCCTGCTTTTGTAAAGTAAGCAAACGCCGCTTTTCTTGATTCTGTATTACCACCATGTGATAAATCCCAGATAATAGCGTCAACCATAATACCTACATCACGGTAACACTTGTCTTTATCGTAACTGAATGATCCAGTAAATGGAGCAATGGTATTTGCTATTTGATAGTCAACCCATTCAACTGCTTCACGTTGAATAAACTGTCTATTTTCTTTTAATAAGTTTGTTGCGTTAGGTCTTAGTACACCTTTTTCAATTGCGTCACAAGCATATCTTACAGATTTAAATGGTCTGTCTAGTGTTGAACCATAACTTGGATATGTCCCGTCAACACCATCAGGACCAACATAATAAACATGGTCTGTTCTACCCCAGTATTTCCATGCTGGTAATCCAGTTGTGTCAACTGTTAGTATTTGTCCTTCTTCACCAATTGGTAAACGTGCAGGACCTGCACCATTATAAATTAATATGTCACCGTCTGTTGTTAAGTTAGAACCTTCAGCACCACCTGCTAACAATTTATAGTAGGTACCTGAAACATCTAAGTCAGGACGCTTTTGACCAATTGCTTGGTTTGATTGGTGTGCTTGAATTACTACGTATGAGTTTACGCCATAGTATACAACATCACCTAATACATAATCTGTAATGTTTGTCCAGTCACCTTTCCAAGCAAAACCTTCATTTAGTCTTGTCCAGAAAGTAGTTTCACTTGCAGGATTTTTTGCAACACCTTGATGATCTTGAATACACATATAAGTGTATCCACCTAGTCTAACAACATCGCCTACTAGATAGTCTTGTAGGGTCGAATCATCTGCATAGTCGCCTCTAAAGTTATATCCTTTTAAGTACAGTTTCCAATCTGATGCATTTGCGTATGGCGGGCGACCACTGTGATTGGTTAATGCTATATAAGAATAGCCACCGTAAGTTACAATGTCACCAGGTTGATATACTGTTCCGTTATTCCAATTATCTTCGTATTCTAAACCTGGTACAAAGATTGACCAGTTTGATTCGTCTGTTGCAAAACTATTTGTCGCTGTATGAGCGCCTGTACAAATCCAAATATTTGCACCATATTTTACAATGTCATTTACTCTATATCTTACACCTGTTTGCCAGGTTTGTCTATATTCAATACCTTTGTGGAAGTGTTGCCATTTTGCTTGATCTTCTTCTAACCCGCCTGCTAAATCAACAGAGGATTTATGTCCTTGAATACAAACGTAAATTTGTCCGCCGTATTTTACTAGATCATTTAATTTATATCTTGTGCTTACTTGCCAGTTGTTTTTCCATTCAAAGCCTTCACTAAAAATATTCCATCTATCTGCAACAGAAGCAATAGCAAAACTTACGTTTGCCGCGCCACCACCGCCTAGGCTTGCATCTGGAATACTCAATGTATCACCTACTCTATAACCACTACCGTTATCTGTAATTGATATAGCAAGTCCGCCAATGTTGTCAACAACAACATTTACAATTAATCCTGTACCAGTACCGCCTGTAGGAATAATATTATTGTAAGTTCCTTGTGAACGACTAGCATCTGCATTTGAAATCGAATCAATTGTAAGTGCTTTACCGTCGTTGTCTGATTCTAATCCATCATCGTCGCTTGTAGCAGTTGATGCTGATGTATGATCGTCGGTACAAACATAAACTGTACCACCGTATTTTACAATATCGTTTACTTTGTAACGTGTGCTAATTGCCCAGTCACTTTTGTAATCAAAAAATTCTGAATATGTATCCCAATCACCTTGATTAAATTCTAAACCTTTTGTGATTGTATCTGCTGAAGTATGGCCGTTGTTTGCAATATATAAGTAACCACCGTATTTGACAACATCACCTGCTTTGTAAACAGTGTTGATTGCCCAGTCACCCTTCCATTCTTGGCCGTCTGCAAAGATGTTCCATCTTGGTGTTTGATTTTCTAGATCAGTGTAAAAATCTGCATCCGCAGTGTGTGCCGCAATACAAATGTATACCTTACCACCGTGCCTTACAACGTCATCTTTAACGTATGCAGTACCAGTAGTCCAGTTACCTTTCCAGACAAATTTAATTCTTCCTAATAGAAATTCAGCCATGTTTTGCTCCGATATTGTAGTTATTTATTATATTATCCGCCAAAGCCATCTTGATAGTCTCCTCCACCTTCGTCTGTACCGCCAAAATCGTCTGATATAGCAACATCTGTACCAAATGCAAAGAACGCTCTAGCCGCCATATCCCCGCCTACTCCGCCTTCAAATGATACTTTTGCTTTCATTTGTATTGTACTACCATCAGTTGTTTCAAGTCCTTGTCCGCTATCACCCGATGTAATAACACCAGCAGTTACTTTGTTAACATTAACACTAGAACCACCACCAGTAATACGTGATTTAACGTATGCCGCTACTGCTTTTTGTGTTGGAACAATGCTATCACTGTTTGCAGTAAACAGTGGGTCAATACTAAATTCTCTAATAACAGCACCTGTACCACCAAGTGTTACTCCACCTAATGATAATTCTGTTAATCCTGATAAGTCAAACTGATCAGCATTAATAGTAATAATACCCGATGCCTGCTCAACTTCAAATAGTTCACCCACCCTAAAGTTACCATCTTGGTCTGTACTTGAGTAGAACACTCTACCACCATCACTGAAGTCTGTTTCTTGATTTTGTTTTACAGTATTAGCATCAGCATCAGTGTAACCTTCTAGGTATCTTAAAGGATAACGTGTTGAATTTTTATTACCAGTACCAATATCTAGGAAGTCATGGAATGTTAAACGTACCTGACTGTATGATTCACGAATAGTAATTGAAGTATCATGTGTTGGTGATTCATCAACTCCCATTGTTGGACTAATTTGTATTGTTGCAGAAAGATTTGGTTCTGTTCCAGTAATATTTGTTACTTTAGTTACTAGATAAATTACACCATCAATTCCTGTAACCTGTAAGTTAGCACCTGGTCCAGGTTCTCTAGTTAAGTCTGTTACTTTGATTTTGTTACCAATTTGGAAAGAATCAGCAAATCCATCACCTGTAACACTTGCTGTTGCACTTCTAAATTTAGTACCTCTGTTTCTAAATGATGGTTGAGGTAAAACACCATTAGCAATTCTTAGTTTAACATAAGGATCTGCTGTCGCTAATGGATCACTCACTGTCATACTTAGATCGTCTGTTTCTTCAATAGTAATTGTTTGTACGCCGGCATCTTCTGAACTTCCATAGTACAATGTGCTTGGAGCATCATACTGAATTTCAATTTCAATTGAGCGTGTTAAAGTGGCCGCGAAGTCTGCAAGATAAGTTGCTCTTGAAACTATTGTTGATCCTAATCTATAAATTACATTGTCTTCATACACTGTTGTTTTTGCCGCATCACTATAGAACAAGAACGGATGTGGATTGTCTTCTACTTCGCCTTCTACAACTGCGCCGCCATAGTTTGTTAATGATGTGTCGCTTAGATCATAAACGTATTTTCTACCTTCAGTTAAAGTAAGTGCAGGATTTTCTACACCGTCAATTGTATAAACATCTGCATCATCGGCAGTATTTCTGCCAAATGTAATTACAGCATTGTTTACTGAGTTTGCAAGATCCTGTTCGTATCCTGAACCTGGATCATAAATCCAAAATTCACTTGCTCTTGTATTTCTTACAAACATTCTAGCAAATGGTCTACGTCCTGCTTGAACCACAACAGCATTTACTTCGCCACTACCTTGTAAAGGATTACCACTACCTAGTAATACAAATTTACAAGAATTATTAGGAGTACCAATACCAATTGTTGTCCAGTTAGCACTTGTTGGTAATGTTTTTGCTTCCCATACTATACCATTTTCACTTATTGCAAATTCATTAGTGTTTGGTTTAAATGCTACATAAACACCTTGACCATAACCTACTGTCCAATTACCTGTTGTAGGTAATACATTAGTTTGTTCATAGAATGCTCCGTTGCCGGCTTTTGGATTTATCCATACACTGTCACTTCCTGCAACAGTACCAATAAAAATATTGTTACCGAATTCTAAACTAGTCATGTTAGACATGTTTGTAGTTTGTTCAAAATTTTCTAGCCAATCAGTGTTACCAGGAGTTTTAGTATAAATTCTCTGTTTACTTGAATCCCAGTCGCCGGATACTGCAACAAATTTACCAGCACCATATGCCATTGCTTTAACACCACCGTCATATGATTGATACGAAGGTAAATTACCCAGTGTCCATGTATTACCTCCATCTAAACTTTGAAAATATTCTGGAGAACCGTCTGCTGTAACTAGCCATTCACTACGTCCGTCAACTCTAACAACAGCATATGAACTATCTGTTTGTACACCTGATCCTGTGCTGTTGTAGTTTACATAATATAAATTTGTTCCTACCAATGAATTTGGCACTGTCCAAGTAACTTTTCTAGTGTTTGCTGTATTAAAACCAGCGGCATAGGCTTGTAAGTCTGAAACTTGAACATTGTTTAAGAAATATTTTACGCCTTCTGTAAATGCACTGCCGCCACCGTTTATTCCTTCAGGTGTTGTACTGAAATATATCGGACAACCTGTGTTTGAAGTGTCATTTTGTTGGAAAGTATATGTGTTACCTTCAACAACAGAAATATCTGGTGCAGTATTAACAGCACTATCAAAGTGGTAAAGTGGATTATCGCCTGGCACAGAAACTGTAACTTTAAATGTTTGTTCAATAGTTGGGTTATCACCGTATGCAATGTGCCTTGTTGTAACTGTAGAACTGTCATTTGTTACTTCATAACAAGTCCAGTTTTCGCCATCACTGGATACTGCAACAATACCTTCTCTAGCAACAGCAACAAATTTGCCGCCGCCGTAGTCGATGTCCTGCCATGACCATGTTCCTGAATTTTGTGGTAGATTCTGTCCATCAATATTTCCTGAACTCCACGAAGTTCCGTCTGTACTGTAAATAAATTGTGGCGTACCTGGTGATCCAAAACTACTTTGTGCAACAGCAACATATCTTCCGCCACCATATACAACACTACTATAATCTAATGGTGTGTTAACGTTAATTGATTGTGTTGCAAAAGGTGGTTTATTAAATTCAACCCTTGGTTCAATTTGATAAAATGCTGTATCGCCTAGATTTGCTTCAATCGGTGTTCCTGGAATCCAATGATCCCATCCAGGTAATCCGTCACTTTCTCTTAGTACGTATGCAATTTTTGTAGAAGGATCATATGATTGAATATAACCATACTGTCCTTTACCTTTACCTTGTGTAATAAAGATACGTTTGCCATCATATACACCACTACTATCTTCTACAGTATCTGTAGCACTTAAAGTAATTATTCCAGAACTAGTTCCGCCTTGTGCTTGTCCTGTAGTAATACTAAATCCTCTACCTCCAGGAGTTGTTGAATCACCTGGATCAAGCACACGAACTTGCGATAGTGCTTTATTTCTAAATTCTTTAAATTCTGCTTCTAGATTTGAACCTGTTCCTGAAAAAGCATCAATATCTGCTGTTGTGTAACTTTGACCAGCATGTGAGTAACCAAAGAAATAAATTTCATTATCTAAATCAGTTAAAACATTTGCTACTGATGCTTCATTATCTCTGTTGTTTACACTTGCTGTAATTGGGGTTTCTAATAAATCGTAACCTTCTGCAACAGACCCAAAGTCACCATAAGAGTTGTTACCGTTTGTAGCACGAATCTTACCACCTGATTCACTCAAATAACCAATATGACAATAGTATGTAAACACCGATACAAGTTCTGATAAGCCACCGTTAGCAATCCACATACCAATACCGCCGCTGATAACTTGTGTAAAGTCGTTTGCAACAATAGATTTATTACCGCCTTGATGTAATCCGCCGTCTACTTTCATACCCACACAGGCTGTACCAAATGTAGATACGTTTTGTACGTATGTTGATTTGTTTGTTACCCAAACTGTTTCGTCGGTTGGTCCTGTTCCAGGATCTAAACTAACAAAACTCGGTCCACCACCAACTGGTCGTTTTGTTCCAAACTCATTTGGTGATCCTAGTGTTCCTACCAATCCTGATAGTGTCATGTTTCTAATACCACAACCGTTACGTACATGGAACATATCCACGCCTTCTTTACCGGGTCTTGGTTTGATTCTTGTTGAACGCAGTTCGTCGCCTACCACAGCAACATTGCTTGGTATCTTTAAAGGTAACTGTTCTTCGTATTCACCTGTTGCAACAAATACAGTTGCTGGTGCTCTATTTGCTTCATCTGCAAGAATGTAATCTAATGCATACTTAACAGTTCTAAAAGGATTTTCTTTTGACGCTCCTTTGTCTGTAGCATCAACACCACTTAAACTTACATAGTAATTTTTTGTTGAAGCACCTAGTAATTGCCATTGTGGTCCTTGACCTAAACTTGAATCTGCATTTGTTTGAGGTAGACCTTTAAGTACAGTACCTAAGTCTCCAATTGGAATACGTATATTTGAATCTGCACTAAACGATTTGATATCACCTGGTCTTGCAAGTACGTTCGTTCTAATACCTTGTACATAAACTTTCCAATATACAGGAATATCTTTTCTAGCATCTACATCTGGTCGGCTGTCAGTTGCATCTGATCTATGACTTCTAATACACTGATAAGCAGTTCCTGCCCAAAGAGCAACATCACCTAATTCATATAAGTTAATACTTGAATCTGCATTGAAATCGTCCCATGGACCTCTAAAACTTACACCAGGCATTAATAAATCCCAATAAGTGCTTCCACCTACTGAAATAATTTGACTGCCGCTCATGTTTAAATGATTATAACATGCAAAGTAAAAAGTTGCAGGAGCATCTGGCTCAATCTTAACACGTACCTGTCTAACAGTTGCCGCATTAAATCCTGCATTGTAATTTTCTAGTGTATCAATTATTTGATCATCTAAAATATAGGTTGTCTGCACACCTGTAAATAATTCATTACCGCCGACTGCTGTGTTTAAGAAACCGTTTTCTGCGTCTGCTGGATAAATTGGATGACCGTCATTTGTTGGGTGAGACTGATCAAATACATAGGTGTTACCTCTAATAAATGTTTGATTAGGATGTAAATTTCCGTCCCAATAATATCTATTACCGGATCCTGGATTACCTACAGTAACTTTAATAGTATCAACTTGGCCGCTATCTGGTTTTTCACCTGTATTATCTGTAACTGCCCAATACAAATAACCATTGTTACGTACAACATCACCTACTTTATATACTGTAATTTCACTCCAGTCATTTTTAAAGTTGTACCATTCGCTTAAAATTTCCCAATCATTTATTTCTGTGCTTGGGTTTGCTGAAAAATTAAATGTCTTACAGTAGTATGTGTAACCACCGTACATAACAATATCGCCTGGCTGATAGTTTACAGTTTCGTCCCATTGATCTTCATAAGCCATTCCAGCAACATACAGTTGCCAGTTTGAAGTATAATCTTTGAATAAAGGATCATCTGCTTCTACATCTGTACCTGTTACGGTATGTGTTTGTGTACAAACATAAACTTCTTGACTGTATCTAATTAGATCACCTAATTTCCACTTAGTAGTATTTGCTACTCCGTCAACGGCGTGTGCAGTTGGTGCTGTCCATGTACCTTTATATTCAATGCCAGGAACAACTAGATCCCACCAGCCTTCAGTGTCTAATTCATTTTCAAAATTATTAGTTGAAGTGTGTTGCGAATTACAACGATATAGATACCCACCGTATCTTACAACATCATTTGGTCTGTAATTCTGTGTCGGTAGCCATTCATTCAACCAGTCATTTGATGTAGTAACTTGTTGCCAGTTACCTTGATCTCCTGCTAGACCAGAAACATTAGTTCCACTCGTGTGTGCTGTTGTACATCTCCAAACAGTGCCGCCGGCTCTTACTACATCACCTACTTGATATGCATTTAGTCCTGTCCAATTACCTTCCCAATGGCTTCCAAAAACATGCAGTGTCCAATATTGTAAATTTTGACTTAGACCAAAATCAGCATCAACTAGTGCTTGGTGTCCTTGTGTACATCTATAAATGTTACCTTCACGCTCAACTAGATCGTTGATATAATATAAATTTGGTGTAATTGTAATTACGTCATTGCCATTTTCATCTTGCTTAGTTACTGATGTACTAGGTTGCCAAGCACCTTTCCAACTGTAACCTTCTGACATCAATTCCCACTTGGTTATTGCCGCAGTTCCTGTTACTGTTAAACTTTGTACTACACCCGGAACAACTAGATTGTTTTGTGTAACGTTATCAACTGTTGCAACAGTTACTATTGCATCATTAACGCCTCTAACACCACCTAATTGATCACCTGGAACTTTAAAATACTCTTTGGATACATAGTTTCTACCACCATCTGTTAAGGTAACTGAATATTTGTCGCCACGTCTTACAATTTGAAATTGTATTCCAGTGCCGTCAACAGTAGTATTTTCTCCACCTACATTAGCACTAAAGTCAAATGCCGCGTTAATATTATCCGAAGCACTGTATGGAGCCGGATATGTAAAATCGTATAGGAAATCAAAGTAAAAGTCTTCGTTAGATGTGTGTGCTTTTGTACAATAATAAACATTACCATTTACAGTTACAATATCATCTAGTGCATAAGCCACACCAGAAGTCCAATCATTTCTGTATTTGTATGTAAATCTATCTAGTTTAAATTGTGCCATTTTTTACTTCACCTGTATTTAACTGTAATCGTATGGGTCGTTTACTCTTGCGACTAAGTTACCATCCTCGTTGATATAATAATTAATTTTTTGGTAGTCCCATCTGTACTGTTCGTATTTTAGATTTTCATAAACCTTTTCATGGTTTACATCTCTACCTTCAAAAAAGTCCTGTCCAATGTCAAAATCATTATAGTTCTGTGTAATATCACCTGGAACGTTAATTTCAATTTGGTCATTAGGGTTAAGTTGATCAACTGTTGCAAGATATATTGATCCATCATCTTGTTTTCTTAAACCATAGAAATAACGTGTTCCCATTCCGTCTATAACTTGGTTTACATTTGCTCCTACATAATCAGCCATTTTATTCTCCTATTAAGATTGCTCCGCATAACTTACAATTACATCTACACTATCAGGATAACTTGATGATACTTGTAACGTGTGATCTTGGTCTAATACTAATTTTTCACCGCCATTAACAATTCTTGCAGAACCATTCGGTGGAAGTGGAATATCTTTTGCATAATACGCAGTAACACTTCCTGGATCCTTAACAAATACATTGCCAAGCACTGTTGAATCTTTTTTATTTGTCATAGTCATTCCAATTACAATAATTTTTCTTCCCGCCGCCACGGTTGCAACATCAATTGGTAGTTTTCCTACGTCTGCTATTACTGCTGTTTTTAATAAGTTTGCCATGTTTTCCTATCCAAATAATAATGCGTTAATAAATGATAAATCTTCTGCTTCTGCAAAAGTAATACCACCACTTGATCCAACTACTGACGACCAAGTAACACCATTCCAAATTTCTAATTTACCACCTTGAGTATTATATCTTAATAACCCTGTAGCAACATTTGTTTGTGGTCTATCATTGTTGTCACCAACCGGAACTTTAAATCCGTTTGTACCAGTAAAGTCCCAATAACCTTCATTAGTACTACTAAAACTCGAAACACTATCTGCTACAGTATTAGTTATCGTATTTGTGATTTGATCAATCTCAATATCACCAACTATTACCTTACCTGTGCCGTTTGGAGCAAGGGTAAGATCTGCATCTACAGCCTCTGTACTAATGGTATTTGCATGTATTGTATCAACATTAAATCTAGTAGAATTTAAATCTGCTGATAACGTACTTGCATTGTAAAATCTAAATGTGTCATCGTCATTACCTTGTGATAATTCAGCAGTAATATATGTGTCCAAATCTTGGTCAACAACACCACTAACACTACCACCAACAGCGTTCCAGAAGCCGTTAGCATACAATTCAAAAACATTTGAACTTGTATTATATCTGAACATACCATTTACAGGTGTTGCTGGTCTTTGTGCAGTTGTACCAGACGGTAATTTAATAGCATCGTCACTGTTAAAGTCAACATAGCCAGCACCGTCAGCAAAAATTTCTAAGTTTGTATCATTTCTAAATGTTTGTACAGAGTTGTTAATTAATTTAACTTCGTCTGATATAAATGAAGTAGTTTGCAATCCATCAGCATCAACATAAGCAATGGTTGCTCCTGCAACTTGGAAATTAATTGTATCTTCGTCAGCGCCAAAGTCGCTTTCAACAGTTACTTTAGTATCACCATCAGCATCACGTAGTTGAATAAATCCGCCAGTAATATCTAAGTTACCATCAATTACAACATTGTTTCCACCATCTGGATTAAGAGTTAAATCTCCTGTTGTTGTAATAATTTGGTTACCACTAATTCTAATATTGCCTGTTTCTAATCTACTAGGATCTACAATAGTAGTACTGCCGCCATCTGTAAATGTAAGTCCACTTAATGAACTAATATCAAAACTCTGTGCTTCAAATGTTACGTTACCTGTTTCTTGATCAACTGTAAATGCATTACCAACCCTAAAGTCACCGCTTTGGTCAATTGAACTAAACAGTACTTTACCATTGTTGGTTTGTGTAATTTCGTTTGCTTGTATAACTTTTGATACATCATTTTCAAGTGCTTTACCTACACCCATATATCCAAAGTTATGATTAATAAGTCTTAGTAAAACTCCGTCGCCGTCTGCAACAACACCCTGGTTACCATAAACGTTTGCTGAACCAATTGCTCTCAATTCAGCACCAAATTGTTTTAGATCAATAAATGCAATACCTGTTGCAGTACCGCCACTTGAACTTTCAATGTCTAATGCAACTTCAACATCTTCAGTAACAGTTGTACTTGCATTTGTTCCGTTAAAGTGTGTTAAAAATACTGTCGTAGGATCTCCAACAAACTCTGCTGTTGGTGTTGTGTATGATCCTAAGTATCTTGGTAAACCATTTGTTACTCTTACTTCATCAATGTATCCTTTAAACAAGTTTGTGTTATCATATTCTCCGCCAATGTAGAACGGTTTTGATGTACCGTAGTTGTTGGAGTCTGAATATGTTGACCCGTCTTGAGATCCGTTAATGAATAATTTTGTTCCGTCATTTGATCTTGCAACAGCAATATGATAAAATGTATTTGCTAATAGTGTATCTGTACCTGTAATAATGTCGCTACCTGCAACAGAAACTTTTACATTGGCTCCATCGGCATAAACTGCTATTGCAGTTGTGCTTGAATCATCTCTCATATCAAACAGATATTTTGTACCTGTTACATCGTCAAATCTAAAAAATCCTTCAACTGTAAAGTTTCCATCACCAAACCCAAAGTCTTTAGTACTTGAAATACTTGCATAATCACCAGTACCATCTAGGTATAAACTTGCTGTACCAAATTTCTTTTGTGCTGTACTTAATTGACTGTTACCTGAAAGTGAAATTGTTTTTGATTCTCTATCAAGATTGGTTACCCAACCTGTAGTTTTGCCATCAAATGTTAATCTTAATCTACCATCAACTATTTCTTTTGCTTCAATAGTTCCTTGTGCAAGTACTGTAGAGCCATCTTCAGATGTTAATGTTACTGTGTCAGCAACATTGAATGTACCTACTTGGTTTGTAAGATCAACAATAGTTTTTCCGTCGCCGCCTCTACCAGCAGTACCTGATTCACCAATAATACCTTTGTCAGCAAAGTAAATGAAACTGTTTAACCATTCACATCTTGCACCGTTAGTCATATATAAACCAACTGAGTTTGGTACAAAGAAAGTAGAATCATTAAACAACATTGCCGCTTCGATTGAACTTGTAGTAACTAAACTGCCATCAATTTTAGCACCGCGTCCTGCGTTACCTGAATCAAACCCATATGGATCACTAGCACTCGTTACAGTACCTTTGTTTAAAACCGTACAATTAATAATGTATGGAGATTGTAATGGAACCGTAACACCTGCAGGATTAAAAGCAAAAGCATATCCTGTATCATTTACCGAATCGTAAAACATATCTTTAATCGAAATATGTTGTACTGTTGTGCCACTGTTTAAATGAAAACAGTCTTTATTATTTGTTCCTGCTGTAGGTTTTATAACTGTTGCTCTTAGTCCTTCACCACCTACAGTAACACCCGCTGGTACCACTAGTGGAAATGCTTCAGTGTATGTTCCTGCACTAATTTTAATATTGTCGCCTGATGTAGCAACACTTAGAGCATGTTTTATTGTAGCAAAAGCATTGTCGACACTAGTACCTTCTTCTGTGTCATCACCGTTAGTAGTAACATGATATGTATTTCCTGCTTCATTCAAAAGCAAGTTTTCAATTCTTACTTTACCTGTTCCGTTTGCACGAATAGTTAAATCTGCATTACTGTCAATAGTTTCGATCAAACTATCAGTAATTTGAATATTGTCAATGTTTGCTTGTCTAGAGTTTAGTGTTTTCCAACGTTTGCTAGGAGTACCTAGTGTGTAAATTTGATCAACGTCTGGAATAATATTTGAAACAACATCTGCTTTGAAATTAACAGTGTCAGTATCAGCATCACCTAAATTAATATTTCCGCCAGCAGTAATATTGCCAGTCGCATATAAGTTTCCTGTGACGTTTGTGTTTCCTAATAGTTCGATAGTACCTGTACCGTTAGGAGCAAGTTCAATTGATGCATTTGAATCTATTGTGCTAATAGTGTTGTCGTTCATTTCTAATGAATCGACTTGAATTCTTGAATGATAAATTACAGGATCACCACCACTAGGTGTCAATTCAATAGTACCTAGTGTACTGCTGATTGTGTTTCCTTGAAAAGTTAAATTACCTGTTGTTGCTGAATTTGTAGCAATCCAGTCTGTTGTTTGTACTGTACCGTTTACATCTAGTTCATAGGAAGGATTGGTCTTCTTTACGCCAATGCGACCATTGTTAACATCCAAATATAATAAATCCGTTTCAAATGCTAAATCCACTCCATTACGAAGTAGGTTTGCCTTTAACAACGGACCCGAAATACGACCGACGGCCATTGTGTTCTCCTATAAACCGGGCATCCTGTGCCTCTAACCACCTTACATAGCGGGTTAACCACTGTTTGTCCTGCAAACCTAAACGGTCAAGTCTGCATTAATAGTATTTAGTCTTAATTGGAAAAACCGTAAGTTAGTAGTTAAAAATTAACCTACAATGCTACCGTCGAAGCCGTGTATAACGGTGACGTCTTTGCCTAAAGGAACTGGAGAATCAAATTTAATATATTTGTCTCCGTTGTTGTCTACTGTCATTGTGTAGTTTACACCTGCAATCTGCACAACGTTTTCAACAAGTACAAGTACATTCTCAGCCGCGGCTGGTTTAGGTTCTAATGTACCAAACTGTGTTTCAGAAGCATCACCTGTACCTAAGTTTTGTACAACAATGTTACCAGGACGATCTGATCTAATGGTTTCCCATGCATTGTTAATGTATGCTTCAATTTCATTTATTTGATTATTATAACGAATAGTTCCGTTAACAGGCGCACCACTACGTTGGCTTGTATCACCTGTACCTAATTGCAATCCACCAACAGCACCTTGGAAACTTACTGACCCGTCAATGTCAACAAACACTGATTTGTCGACTATCATTTTTCTGTTAATCTGTTGTTGTTTTACAAAACGCATATTATTACACCGCTATTGTTGAAATCGTAACTGAAATAGTTGCTGGTGACGTAGTCTGTGCAATAACTTTATCTCCAGTTTCAAGAACAAACTTTTCAGTATCCATAATAAAAGTTTCTCCTGCAGGAATTTTTAATTGATGTAAGATTTTGTTTACATCTGTTGCACTTTCACCTGATCTTACAATATGTAAATCAAGAAACGTATCAGCATCAGTCAAGATATTATCACCAGGAATATTATCCGCATCTGCGTAGTTACAGAAAATCATGCTTGTTACAGCATTCTCACCTGATGAAGTGTACACAGTTGTAAGTGTTGCATCTATAAAACTATTTGTTATTGCCATATCTTTATCCTAAAATATCATGCTCATGAGCATGGCTTTTCTTTTGCTAGTTATCTCTCCGTTAGTAGTGTTATTTACAAAAAAGAGACCAGTTCCGCCGAACCCTTCTGAATCTTTATATACTTTTAAACGCCCATCAGTACCTGAAGGTGTTGTGCTTACTGTAGGCAAACTTAATATTTCATCAATTACTACTTCACCTGATCCATTTGCTTGTAAAACTAGTTCATCGTTTGTATTTGTTGGTCTAATAATAGTATCATCAAATTCTAAACTACCAAAAGTCATAATATCTGATCTAATATCAACTCTAATAACATTATCTACTTTTCCAAGCAATCTTGATACTGCATCACCCTCTGCTGTATCTTCTGCTTTCATGATAGTATTATCTGCTTGAATTTGAGGAATGTTAATTGTTTGGAATGCTTGGTTTACATATCTTACATTTGGAATATCGTCATCTTGTAAACCAGTTTCGTAGTTTGTTGTACCTCTAACACTTAGTTTAGCATTAGGTGCATTAGTTCCTAAGAAAACAATATCATCGCCTGTAGTACTGATATGATTAGTTCTAATTGCGGCTAATCCTGATCCAACTTTAAATGTAAAAATACCTTCGCCAGTACCGCCATTTGGTCTAGTATAACTTAATGTATCGTCCCAAAGTATAGTAGCATTATCAGCAGTACCTCTTTCAATGTCAATACCACTTTGTCCTAGAGATACACCATTACCTGTTTCATTTTTATTAAGGGTAATAATTGCATCTTCAATAGCAAGTTCTTCAGTGTCAACAGTTGTAGTAGTACCTTCTACAATTAAATTTCCTGTAACTCTAGTAGTTCCTCTTCTCGTACCTGTATTAAGGGTAACTTCGCCACCACTAGCAGTTACAATCTTGTAATCACCGGTTAATTTTAAAATATCAGTTGCCATGCATTAGGATCCTATCGTATGCTATTATTTAGTCAAAAGAAAAGGGCAAAGTAAATTTGCCCTCTTCTCAAGTTTAGTAAAACTACGATTATGCGTTAACGAAATCGTCGTCATCAACGCCAGCAACATCGTCGTCACCAGCCTCTTCAACTTGTGCCGCACCGTCTACAACAGATGTGTTAAAGTTCCATGGCACTGACTTTCCGTCATATGCGTTAGTACCTGTAGCATCTGGAGCAACTAGTGTTGCTTTACGACCTGAAATTTTAGAAACTTGGTAAGTTTCTGCATCGTCCATTTTAAACGTGATACCCATTTCACCAGCCGCTAGTGCTGACATTAGTTTACCAGTTGTTAATGTGCAAGTATATTCGGTGTCTGAAGCACCAATTTCTGATACTACAAACTTCTTGCTACCTTTTTGTCTTACAATGTGTCCTTCAACTACACTTGTACCGTTGTGAAAATCAACTTTGATTTCATTTCCACCCGCAGTAGGTTCGCCGAAGTATCTTTTATTAAGTGGTCTACCCATTTGTTTTCTCCTTTTTTAGAAGTCCGATCCGGGTTCTAGCCGGTACGCAGTGGGTTTAGTACTGCATAAGTCCATTACTTCGAATGGAACATATCTGACAATGTATTTAGTCAACCCTGCTAAACAGGTGTAATAAGTGTGTTTGTGAGAACAATTTTATTGCATCATTGATCTTTTTAGATTGATCTTTATGCTTTACTAATAAACTATCGCTTGGTCTTCTTCTAATATCTATTTCAATATCTGAAAGTTTTCGTACTTCGCTTTGTATTGATGAACAAAATTTTATAATATTAAATCTAAACTCAGGAGCAGTTTTTCCCATCTCTCTGAGTTCTTGTTCAATGGCTTGCCAATCCAGTGATGTTTCTAATTCTTTCATAACTGTATTTAAGCCAAAAAAATAGGGCGACCTAAGCCGCCCTATTTGGATTACGTTATCTTCTATGGATTACGAGAATGATACGTTAGCAGAAGTAATTGATACTCTGCCTAAGTAGTCAGCCGCGTTACCAAGTGAAGATGCAGTGTTTGTTAATTCTACATAACCGTAACGTGTCATGAAAGAAACAACTGGTTCAAATGTTGCTGGATCTAGTACAACACCTGAAGACATTAGCGGAATGTATGGGCAATAGAATGCCGCCGCATCTGCTTCTGATGAGCCTTTGTAACCAACTAACACTTGGTTGTCATCTTGACCTGAATCAGCAAGATAAGCGTCAACGTAAACTCTCATAGAGTTGTTTAAAGTTCCTACAAATTTAGTATTTGTTGGTCCTTCAAATGTACCTTCTGTAGTTCTTGCGAACGCTGAAGTTGTAGCAGACTGTAGGATAGTTAATGCTTGGTTTGAAACCACTGCAAAGTTACCTGCGCCTCTACGTGTACGCTGAGCGATCTTGTTAGAAGTTCTGTTAATTAGAACTGCTAACGCCGCATGTTCGTCACCAACGAAAGTTGCTGTACCACTTACACCTGCTTGGTTGTAAGTTTCTTCAACTGATGCTAATGAACGAAGTGATTGGATGATCTCTTGGTCGATTTCAGCAGTAATTTCTTGTGCTAAAGCCGCCATAATTTCAGCCTCTACGTCGATGCCTTGTTGTGCTTGTGCATCTTGTGCCGCTTCAAATGTCCAACGTGCAGATAGTTTACGAGTTTTCGCTTCTACTGCTTGTTTTAAGATTTGAATTGACAACTTGTTACCAGGTGTACCTTCTAACGTTGCAGTTGCGTCTGCGCCATTAGTAGATGCGTTACCTGAATAACCTTCAGCAATTTTGAATGGAGAAAGTGCTTCTTCACCCGCTGTTGCTGTGTCTGCTGTGTCTGCATAACGGACACGTAATGTATGGATCTGTGCTACAGGTCCAGTCATTGGTTGAACACCAACAATCTCATTTGCGATTGTAGTTGGCATTACACGTCTAATTACTGGAAGGATAACTCTGTTAAGAGTTGCTACGTTCCCTGCGGAAGTTGCCCCAGAAGATGCCGCCTCAGCGAGATACTTACGAGTGTTCTCGAGAGTGACGTCCATTACACCTTTTTTCGAACCATTTAGGCCTTCTAAAAGTGCTTCTTTGGTTTCCTGCCAGTTGTTGTTGATATTATCTGACATTTTTTGTCTCTCCTTTTTAGTTTAATCCCGCTAATCTGCGGAGTTCAATTAAGTTTGAATCAGTATCTTCCTTAATTGTGTGTTCTTTGTTGCCTGTTACTTCTACGCCTTCATTTAATGCCTTTTTTACTCTTGGAGCCTTATCTTCCATTACTGCTGGTAGATACTTCTCAAATGCTGAGTGCAACTTGTTCGTTTGCACTGACTCCAGTAATTCAGACATTATTTCTTTTTTGTCTGTGCCTAATGGAGATAGCAACTCGTTCATCACTGCAACTCTCTCTGCTTCGTCTTTGGCTTTAGCAATTTCTGCTTCCTTAGACTCAACAAGTGTAGCCTTCTCTGTGACTTGTTTCTTAGCCTCTGCTAATGCTTCTTCTTTCTCAGCAACGATTTTCATCAACTTAGAAGTTTCTGATTTTTCGTTTAAGTAAGAAGAACCATACTCGTTAGCAAATGCTTCGAATATTTTTCTACCAAAGTAGTTTTCTCTTGAAGCCGTGATATCTTCTTTGAGTTGTTTGATTTCTGTTGCTAATTTTTCATTAACAGCAGACTCAACCACTTTAGCGGATTTTTCAACAAACTTAGATCTAAGTTCATTGAATTTTGATTTTGCTTCTTTTACAAGTTTAACCTTGGTTTCTGCAAGATCTTTTTTGTCTTCTGCAAACTCGTTGATTTCTTTTGCGAGTGCTTTCACGACAAAGTCTTCAAGTTTAGCAAAGTTTTCAGTGACTTTTTGACGGTCCTCATTCAACTCTGCAATTTCTTTGGTTAATTGCTTGAGCATAAACTCTTGCAATTTCTCAGAATGCTCACTGACTTTCTTCTTATATTCAACCCTTGCTTCTGCAAGTGATTTCTTATCTTCAGCAAATTCAGCAACTTCTGATTCCAAACGCTCGGAGACCATGCGATCAATTGCTTCGACCATGTTTTGTTTGTCATGTTCGTAGCGATTCGCAAATTCTTCACGGAGTTCAGCAGTCACACTATCACGGTGTTCTTTAATCTTTTCGTCCCAAGCACCAGTAATTTGGTCTTTGACCTCTTCACTGATAATACCTGTTTCAAAAAGTTTATTAAAAACATCACTCATCGTGTTTCTCCTATTGTTACTTTAAGCCTTTTATGACTCTTAGCATTGCTTCCTTAAGATGCTTTTGTGCTCTAGCATCTTGTTGTACCTCTGACGCAGTCCTTAACGCACTATAACCACCTTTTGTATTCATAAAATGTTCATAGATTGGTGTTGGATATGCACCCGGGGCACTAGGTTGTGCTACCACGTCAACCGTGATAATTTCGAAATCGCTAACTTCACCATTGGATTCGCTAACATTTCCACTACCCCTACTGGATACTCCTAGTTTAACTCCGCTTTCCAGCATTGTTTTAACTAGATTACCCATTGGAGTCGGCAAGATTTTCATCTTGCCAAATCCGTTCGGTCCGTCCATCCACATATCAGTAATCATATGCGATACACGGTCCAAGTTTACTTTCAAATCATCTGGGTGATCTACTTCACCTAGTACAGAATAACCGCCATGAATTTGATCTTTTAGAGTCTTAACAGCGTTGCCTATTTCGGAAACAGGGTAAACACGCTGATTAGCGTTTTTGACACCACCCTGAATACAGATGCCTTTGAGATAAAGATCCTTGGAATCTCCTTCTCCTTTAGACTCTAGGGTGACCTGTGCTTGGTCAAATGTCAAATTCTCACGTAAGTAAGCCATTTGGCTTTCTCCTTAACAATTATTCAGCACTCTTTGGTGCAGATGCTTTCTTAAAAGTGTCGCCTGCTTTTGAACCTGGTTCATTCTCGAAAGATTTTCCCATGTCCTTGGCTTTAACGGCACTACCGCCCTTTTCTTCACCGCTTTGTGCAATGTTTTTACCATCAGCACCTGAGTCTTTGCCACCTTTCGATGCTACTGGACTCGCAGTGTTATCAGCGCCTTCTGAATTATTAGGTGCAGAGACTTTTTCGACATATTCTCTCATAGTCTCGCCAACGGATTTTTCTCTTTTTGCACCTTCTTCAACTTCTTCACCGTCTTCTTCTGTTGCTTCAAACGGTGATTGGATTGCTTCTTCTTCGGCTTCTTCTGATTCTTCTTCATCAGCGGCAGGCATTTCTTCTTCGCCCTCTCCGCCTTCTTTGTCGCCCATCATTTCTTCAAACTCTGCTTTTAGTTCGTCTAAAGCATCTTCTAGGTCAACAACACGGTCTTCAATGTCATCATGTGAATCTTCATGATCGTCCATTTCGCCGTCTCCGTCAAAGTCCATATCGCCTTCAGCGTCTGGTGCTTCAACATCTGAAACCATATCGTCAGCGGCATCGCCACCAACTTCTTCTACTGACTCGTCATCAAATGACTCATCTGTTTTTTCTTCTTCTGTATCAGTTGCTTCTTCTACAGCATCTTCATCTTTTTCTGAAGTTTCTTCAACTTCATCTTCTTTTTCTGATTCATCAGATTCAATTAATCCTTGATAAATCTCTTTTGACTTCTCAACAACGATATCGTGGAATAAAGATTCTGCTTTATCCTTTTCTTCGTTTACGAGAAGGTCTAATAATTGTTCAAACTTTGTATTGTCAGACATCTTATTTCTCCTTCATTTTGTTAATTGGCAAGGCTGTCATAATATATTTACAAAAAAACCAGTTTTACCGGTCCAAATGGTGGTAAAATCGCGGTTTTTTATATCTTTACTTATCAAGATACTCCTCAAACTCTTTATAACTGATGGTTTTATAGTTATTAAAGTTATTAAAATTGTTAGGATTGTAGTCTTTTTTGCCTACAACACGTATAAATTCGCGGTCTGAGTGGTCTCTAAGTATGGTTTCTGTTTGTCTTAGCCAGTTTCCATAGTAGGTTGCTGGTTCGTGTGCCTGTTTATAGTTAGGTGTGCCTGCATATATGTTGTTTACTTTACGTCCGCCCTGCAATCCTACATAGTCAAACCCTAAAATATAGATGGTTTGACAGCCATCTAAACAGGCTCTAAGCAGTGCAGTAGGTCCACTACTCCATCCTTTGCTTGGACTAAAGTAGTTTAATCCGACGTATTCATCGTATGCTTTATTATAGTTGGTCCATACTTCTGTTTCAAAGTGTGCCCTTGAGGCAACTATTTCATGAACCATTTTAGGATCTACAGCGATAAGTTTATTGGGAAGAAACTCTCTATACACTGCATTACAGGCATAAACTATTTCTTTATCTTTTAATTTGTTAAGGTCGAACTTCTTTCTAGAGGTTCCGTTACCTAATACATACCCAACTCTACGCATGTTTTTATTTACGGAAATAATTTATTAAAGTGTTCCAGCCTGGTCCGCTGGTGGTTGACCGTACATAGTTTTTACAAACTCTAGGTCTTTGGCTTGTTCTAATTCTCTAGCCTCTGCTGTTTTGCGAATAGTATTAATTTGACTAAGAGTTAATCTAGTTTTTCTAGTATCATCCTGTTTAACCACAGAAATATCTCTTTCAGCGTCATAACGATTGTCTTGACCGAAACTATTTCCATCTTTATCAAAATAAAAGAATTCTTTTAACAACATGTTTTTATTTACCTTATAATCCTGTGTCACCGCCACCACCTGCGCCAGGAGTAGGTGTTGCTCCTCCGCCGCCGCCACCTGCTGGTGTAGTGTTTCCGCCTTCTTCTGCTGGCGGTGGTGCATCTGCATCTGGTGTTGCATCACCAAGATTGTCTAGATCACTTTGCATTCCTCCAGGTGTTACACCTGCTCCACGCATCTCAACACCTGCGGCTGGATTAGAAATGTTATCATCTGTATTTTCTTCACGCCACATAGTTTCGTTTTCTGCCATTTCTTCTGGACTTAGTCCTAAGAAACGTTTAAGTGCAAAGCGTTTACTCATATATGGAATTTCTTGTAAGGAAGCAAATGTGTTAACACGAGCATTATCCATTTCACTTTGTCTATAAGCGGCAAAGTTTTGTGGTGGTTGAAACATTAGATCAAATAAATCGTTGTCAATGTTTACGCCTTTGGCGTTTAGATACATTTTAAACTCTTTATCAAATACGTGTGCTACAAGACTTTGTAATCTTTCACAATATTTGTTGAATCTTAGTTCCTGAATATATGCTGTGCCAACTCTACCATCATTATATTGTGCGGCTGAATCATCTGCACCTGTTGGCAAGTATGAACTTGGAATACGTAAACCACGGAATAACTTGTTAGTAAAGAATTTCAAATCATCAATTTCACCTAAATTAGTACCGCCTGGTAACGTTTCAACTTTAGATCCACGTCCTTCTGCTGTTTGTGGGAAAAAGTAATCTTCATTAATTGATAATGGATTAAAACTAGCATCAATAACATTAGTTCCGCCGCCTGTTGAACTTGGAATACGTCTTTGATGAATTTCGTTTTTAACTCTTTCAACAAATCCCATAGCAAGGTGGGTAGGCATATTACCTACATCAATATAAAATACTCTACGCTCTGGTGCTCTTTGCACACGGTAGATAATAATCGCATCTTCTAATAATTCTTTTTGTTTGTAAACTTTAAAAACTGACTCTAACAGTGAATTACCAAATGGAAAGTTTCTGTCTAGGCCTTCACTTAAACTTAAATGTACAAAATGTGCGGCATCAATTGCATATTGATTTAGATTGTTTTCAAAACGTGTACCGGTTGCACTGTTTACACCGCCAACATAACCACGTCCTAGTGCTCCGCCACTTGTTGTATACTCACTTTGTGAAGAAGAACTTCTAGAATCAATCTGTGTTACTGATAAATTTTGAAAGTTAGGATTAATATCTCTTACAACATACTGTTCTGGCTCTTTGCCTTCACTTTCATTAACAATAATCTTGTCCATCTTAGATGGATCAACATGCATCCACTTAAATGTTTCAGGATCTCTTACAAAAAATGCATCACCGTATTTGAATACGTTACGCACAATTTTAAAAATACGTCTTTCAAACCTGTTTAGGTCGCACCATTGTTGCAAATACTGTTTTAAAACTTTTGTTTCTGTGCTAGTACCTTGCTTTTTATATGTAATTGTAAATGGTGTTTTGTTTTCTGCATTTTTCTGTGAACAAAATTCTGCAAGGATATCAAGAGCGGCATTTACTTCCGAATCCATATCCATTGTTTCATATTGACCATAACGTTCAATACGATTTGGGTGACCTGTATACACATCTGGCAAATAACTTGAATAGTTAGTACGTGCAGGACCTGCACCGGTGCCTGGAACAGGACTAGACTGTCCTGATGTGTCTTTAGGTGTGTATTCTTGAAAGTATCTTTTCCAACTCATTTAAAATTCCTTACATACTACGTAATTCTTGTAGCATTTGTTTGTTAATTCTTATTAATTCATCCATTTTATTGCCAGACATAGTATTTACCGATGTACTAGATTTCGCAGTTGTATTTGATTTTACACTAGATTGTTCCATCTTGTCAAGATCTGCATCAGTCAAATTGGTCATGGATTTTACCAAACCGCGACCTTGTTCCTTGATAGCACCTTGATTTTCTTTTGCATAGGCATCATACTTGGCACCCATTGCTTGTCCTGCTTCCATCATTCCAGAAACATTCATTTTACCGTCAGCAGTAAACATATTCTGTTTAAGATTTCCTAAATCTCCCTGCATCATGTCTAGCATTCCACCTAGTGGAGATTTTTTAGGAATAACTGCTTCCTCACCGTGTAATTTTGCTAGTGTACCATCGCCAAAGTTTTCAAACAGTTTTCCAAATCCTAAAGTACCTTTATTATATTCTTTAATTTTTCCTATTACTTGTTCGTTCTTAGTAACACCGTCAATTTGTTGATTTATAATAGGTTTTCCTAGTTTTCGAGCACTATCAAATATTACATCTCTTACATTAGGATCTGCAAGATATTCTTTTAATGCTTGAAGAGTTGCTTGTGAAAGTTGTTCATTGCTTAATTCTGTGCCTGACGCAAGTGCTTTCTTTTTTAATCCTTCTTTTATGCTTTTAATAAATTGTGCACCACCGCCACTATCAGAAAGGATTCCGTTTTCTATAAGGTCCATTAGTTCACCACCGCTAGGTAATTCACCACCTCCGATTGATTTACTAAATCCTTCAAGAAAGTCACTTACTATTGTATCTATTACGCCACTGTTTACATCAGTAGCACCGCTACTTGCTATATCGTCAGACTCACTACCACTAAATGCTCCGGATCCTGCTTTTCTTGCAAACCCTTTAACTTCGTTTGCAAAATTTTTAAATCCTTCTTGGAATGCAGGATCTCCAAAAACATTATCATACAGATCCGACATACCCATTCTTAACAGTCTCATTGAATCATCTAGTTGAATAAAACCTTCAGCCGCATCACCTACTCTTTCTTCTCCTGCTCGAAACACTTCCTCGAGGTCGCCTTGGCTTTTACCTAACAACTGATTTGCTCTGTAAATTCCCATAAACGTATCAGCAAGTGGTCCGCCTTGTTGTGATATTGCAAACCCTGTTTGGTTAAATCTTTGTAAGAAATCTTGATTTGCATTGTTAGTGTTTACATATCCAGTTAGCACTGCTTTATTATAATCGCTTATGCTACCATTAAACGTTCTAGCCATGTTTACACTGTTAGTAATTTGGTCTGCAAAGCCTAGGTTAACACCTGCAAGACTTCTACTAGCCTCTGTTTGAGGTTGGATACCCATTGCGGTTGCCATGGCAAGTTCTCTACCTCCATCTGCCATTAGTGCGCCGGCCGCGGCAACAGCATTTCTAATTCTATCGCGTTCTTGAGGATCATTAATACTGCTAATAAAGTTATCAAATATAGCATCCAACTGCTGTTTCTTCATTTGATCTTCTAGTTGGTCTGCTTGTTGTCCTGTTAGGTCACTGTACTGCCTTAGATATTTTGCATATTCTGCACCACGTTGACTTAGTGTTGTCATTTCACTTGCATTTTTTCTTAGTGCTAGACTGTTTAGTGTTAGGAATGTAAAGAACTTTTCGTTTGCTTCATCAAAACCATAACCAAATCTCTGTAGATCAGTACCATACTCATTTATAAAACGCTTTGATTCGTCTAAAGCAAGTCCTACTCCTCTTGCTCCACTACCTATCCTTACAATACCTTCTGAGTTTGCCGCAAGTTGTGTTGTCAGTTTATCAAGGTCGATGCCTAGGGTAGTAAAATCAGTGGTTAAATCAATTATTCTGTCGCCTAGTGTAAGACCAGTTCCGCTTAGTTTTCTAAAAGCAAGGAAGTTGTCTTGAAATAACTCTGCTGTATCAGCAAAAGATCTTGCTAGTTTGCTTGTTGAACCTGGTAATAGATCAGCCATATCTCGCAAAGCCGCAGAAGTTTTTTTCTGTTCTTTGGTATAAGTTGCTAATCCTGCTACAACACCAGCCGCTCCAGTTACAACGGCATCGAATGCTTGTCCTACTAATGCACCAACTTTGGCAACTTTTGCCAATGCACTACTGGCTTTTCCACTGCTATTATCCAGATTATTATTGTTGTTGTTGTCACGCCTGCTTTTACCTTCTACAGCCGCAATAAGATCTTTCAAGGTATCTTCAGATGCCGCATTGTTTAGGATAATATTATCAAATTCCGTGCCCGGCGCATCAAATCTAACTCTACCCATTCTTTTTTAAATCCTCTATAAAGTACGTATATAAATACTATTGCTACATATTATTGTAGTTTTATTTATTTGAGAAAAATATGGACCAAAACAATATATTAAGCAAGTACAGTAGAACACCAAAAATCTACCTTACTTTGCCTAGCGGTGGTAAATTTTACAAGAATAATCCTTGTGAACGCTCAGGCACGGGTGAAATTCCTATTTTAAGCATGACCGCTAAGGATGAATTGATCTTTAGAACTCCTGACGCACTGATGAATGGAGACGCAGTAGCGGAAGTTATTAAAAGTTGTGTGCCTTTAATTGATGATCCATGGGATATTCCAAGCATTGATATGGACGCAATACTAATTGCTATTAGAATTGCAACCACCGGCGAAAAACTGGAAATGGATGTTAAAGTTCCAAAAGTAGAGGACGAAGAACTAAAAGTAGAAATAAGCCTTCCAGAAGTGCTAGACGGTATAAAATCGCAAGTATGGCAGGATACATTTACATATGATGAACTTACTTTTCATCTATTACCACTTAAACTAAAGCATCAAAACTTTTTTGATATCGAAACGTTTGAAACACAGCGTTTTATCAATATACTAAGCGATAAAACACTACCTCAAGATAAAAGAAAACAAGTAATGCAGGAAATACTCGATAAAGCCAGCATGAATAACATTGATGTTGTAGCAAAACAAATAGTTAAAATAACAACACCTGAAGGTGAAGAAACAAATCCTACAAATATCACGCAGTTCCTAGCAGATTCAGATCGCGAACTGTTTAATGCTATTAGAGACTTTTTAATAAGCAATCGAAGCAAGTTTGATATTCCTGTACAAAAAGTCACAGTGCCACAACCTTTAGTGGATCAAGGAGCACCAACTACTATAAGTGTTCCAGTATTTTTGAATAACGTAAATTTTTTCGTATAACCGTAAGCCAATGCACGGACTCTGACCAAGTAATGGAGATCGTCAAAAAACTAGAAGACGAGTCAGAAGCCATCGAAAAGAATCTAATGGAAATATTATGGTACATGAGAGGTGGTATCAATCTTAACGATGCTTACAACCTTACATGGGATCAACGCAAATACATATTCGAATTAATCAAAGAGAATTCTGAACTATCTAAAAAAACAGGAAAAGCAATTTATTAAGTTAGTAGATGAACTACGTTCATCTGTGTTATCGCTATCGCTCGAACACATTTATTCCTTTATATATGAAAGATAATTGCGAAGCAATTTAGCATCATGTAGATTGTTTCAGTCAGACGGAACCTGTTTATGGTTCCATCTAATCTTGAACATCATGTGAGTTCGTCACAGCCAAGACTTGGAAGTAGGTATTTTGTTTATACACCTGTTTGTGGGGCTCTGACCTTTCCCCTACCTACGTCGACATCACGTAAAAAACTGCTTTACAAATCGCTTTGCTACCGCAAACCGCTTCGCGGTCTTCTACGCTACCTCCCGCCTCGTTCCGTTGCGTGGAGTTTTTTCAAACACATGTGTTTTCGACTGACAGCATTCAATCTACATTAACCAGTGAGCCCAATTTGTTTGTTGGCTTCCTCCCATGGGGGGTCGATCAATGTGTACGAGTGTCCTTCTCAGGGGACCTTTTACTCAGCGGTATTTGCAAACTGGCCCGCCAACCTTATGTGCTGTTATATTGCCTTTAGATTTTCTAGTGCTTCTTTGAGAATTTTTGAACTGCCAACTCTAACATTAATAATTCCATTGTAATACTCATCCGTCTCTAACACACGGCGTTCAAATTGTTCTCTAGCCTCAAGGTAACTCATTATGCCTCTGCTGTTGCAATAGTATAAAATTTCTCTTGTGAAGTTTTCTGGCCCTAATTTTTTAACATCAGCATTTAGATGATCTGAAGATCCCCAATAGTCTCTCCAATCTGATTCCTTTGTGCCTCGTCGTTTGTTTTTCTTGCCTTTGAGAGGTGGCTTAGTGGTTTTGAATTTTGCGAGTTTTTTGCCTACGTACTTGCGATTGTTGGTAGTGTTAGTAATCAGGTATACAAATCCTTCGCAATCTGCGGGAAGTTCTTGTACTTTTTTGCCCTGATAAGTCCACTCCATAGTGATACTTACCGATGCCTAATTTTCAGTGTCTTGATTCTGATTTTGCTTCTTTTTTGCCTTAAGATCCTTGCGCCTATCCTGTACTTCGTATCGCCTTTGTGTGCATAGCCTTCTAATATCGCTTAGTATAGAACGTACTTTACGACCGTTTTCATCAAAGCCTTTTGCTTCCCAACGTTCATTCATGTTATAGTAATCCATAATTGCTTGGATTAATAGTTCATGTGTTGTTGGGCCTTTAGACATCTACTACCTCAGTATCAGTAGCATAACTTGTAAAGCCGTTTTCTTTGACTACTTTTAATATGTTGTTGACCCTTGAACTTAGTTCATCTTTGTGTGAAATAAGATAGATGTTTTTGTTACGTTCACGAGCCATTTTTTTCAATATTCCTATAGAACTTTCTACACCAGCGGCATCCATACCACTATCAATAAGTTCATCAATAAACAGCAAATTAATGCTTTGATATAGACTTTCCCAAACATCACGGAACGACCAACTCATGCTTAAGATGAGTCTATTTCGTTCTCCTCTACTGAGGTTATCAAAGTCTAAGTCGCGTCCTAGTTCTGTAATTTCTACCGTTAAATCGTTCTGGAATCGTACTTGATGTGGCAATCCTGTCTTTTCTAAATAGTACGCTAGACGCTTATTTAATACAGCAAGGTTTTGATCAATAATACGTTTACGAATAAATGAATCTTTGCTTGTAAGCAGTTTATATAAAAAGTCCATGTGTGCTTTCATGTTCTGCAGATCGTTCATATAATCCCACGAAATCTCTTTAATTGCTGTATCTTGCAATTCATTCATTTGTTCTGTGTAAGGATTAGTTTCTTCTTCTTTTTCTTTTTTTCTATCTTCTAGTGTTGCAAGATTGTTTTTATGATTGTATGCTTCTTCCGCAGTTTCATAAAATGTTTGCGGTTTGCTATCTAGATCACCAATAGCATCTATTTTTCCTAAACATTCTTCAAGTTGCAGTGCAACGCCTTGTATGTATGTTTCGCTTTCTTTATGATCATTTTCTTTTTCTTTTAACAAATCCGCATGTGATTCGTCATGTAATTCTTGACCGCAAGTAAAACATTTTTTGCTTTTGATGTCTTTTAATTCTTGTTCATATTTTTTGTGCTGTCTTTCTGCACGTTGTAGTGATGCTTCTAAACTTGCTTTTTCTTTTTGCAAGTTTGACAGTTCGTTATTTTTAGTTTCCCAATCACTTAACTTTGTAAATGCATCAATTTCAGCATCAATATCGACTTGAATCAGTTGCATAATTGCTTTGCTCAGTCGTGAAATTTCTTCTGCCTGTGAAGCGTCCCAAGCCTTGCTTTTAATTTCAAGGGCATTAATGGATTCCTGTACAGCCTTGTTTGCACTTTCGACTCCTCTAATGCGAGCATCTTCTTCAGTAATATTGTCACGGACCTGTTTCTGTTGCTCCTTGAGGTTCTCCGCTTTTTCAGACAGAATGGTGATACCTAACAACTGTTCAATAATTTCGCGTTGTGCGTTATTACTGAGAGATAGGAAAGGCTCTGTATAGGTATTAAGTGCCACCAAGTGTTTGAACATACCATGACTCATGTTCAAAAGTCGTTCTATTTCTTCCTGCGTTTTACGTGAATCGCCTTGTGATTCATCTATATCATCAGCAGTCGAATCAACATCGTTGATATAAAATTTCAATACGTTTTTTCTTCTACCACGCTCAATACGATATGAACGTCCTTCTTTTTCAAATTCAACAGTAACCAACATGTCTTTGCCGTTGGTTTTGTTAATTAGATTTTCTTTACGAATTTTTGTAAGTGCTTCACCGTACAGTGCATAACTTAGTGCATTAATAATAGTAGTCTTACCTGTACCATTACGTGACCCTGCATCATCACCGCCTAGGTCCATATTTTCACCTAGCACAAGGGTCAAGAAGTTTTTATAAAAATCAACTGCTTGTGTTGTGTTTCCAACACTCATGAAGTTTTTAACTGTTAAAGTTTTAATTTTAAACATTATAAATTCCTATAGATATCTAAAAGTGTATTTGGTCTGTACTGCTCGCTTTGTATTTTTGTAATTTGATCAGTAACAATTTGATCTACACTTTCAAATTCAATTTCTCCACGTTCAAGTGTTAGTGCTTCGTCATTTTCTTCTGTGTTTGGTAGCAAACTAATTTCACGTACATCATATTGTGCAGTAAAGTTTTCTTTAATAAAATTTGCTTCTTCGTAACTAATATCAATATCAAGTGTAACACGTAGATATAAATTATTAGGCGATAAAATGCTTTCTGTATTATCTAGTAACTGTGAAAGTTTTACAGTTCGATACTTAGGACAGTCTGGCCAATCAACATATTTTGGCTGACCGTCCCATTCAAGTATCATCATACCACGTTCGTCATCCCAAGCATCAGCATAATTGTGTGGAAAGGCGTTGCCGATGTAATGGATATTATTTTGTGTTTGACGTTTATGGAAATGACCACTAAAAACTAGTTCTTGATTCTTAAAGTCTGAGGCTTTAACTTCACCTGTATCTGGCATTTCTACCATAGCATTCATTTTAAAGTGCGGAAGTTCAAAGTGACCAAACATATATTTGCACTTCATTTTTACAACATTTTTCCACTCTTCTCCAACCAACCATGGAACTAAACCAACATTGTCTATAATCATTGGTTCATTAACCACAGTAACACCTGGTACGTGTTTACCAAATACTACAGAATGAATTTCTCTTTTGTCTTTGTAATACAAATCATGATTGCCTGGGAAGAAGTAAAACTTATCAAAAGCCGCACCTAGTTTTTCCAGTGAACGTAAACTAGCGTCCATTGTGGTTAAATTTAATGCACTTCTATTATGATGCCAGTCGCCTGTAAATAGGCCCACATCACAGCCATTTGCTTTGGCTGTTTCGATGTACCAATCTACAAAACGTTCGCAATCGTCATTGTGTATTTTTGAATTCGATTTAAGACCAAAGTGAATATCTGTAAACACAGCGGCCTTTTTAAATAATTGTGTCATGCCTTTCCTTATACTGATCTACAACATTATACGAAATTAAAAAAGTTTTGTCAACCTTAATAGTCCGCTTTTGGGCGTCTCATATTTTTGTAGAACTCTGCAAGTTTTTCTTTGTCTTCTTTAAACACTTCCTCATTCTGTCTAGTGAATGATGGGTTCAAACCGTTTTCTTGTAAGATATCATCACGAATGTTTTGATTTTTCTTTTCAATGTTCAATACCCTAGTAAATGAATTTGTAACTGCGGCGGTGTAATAAGCAAATGGATTTAAACTTTTGCTTTCGTCAAACTGTAATCCAATCTGTGAAAGTTGTAGCACAGCCTGTGCTCTCATCTCATCATTGTAAGTGTAACCACGCCAGTTGCTTCGTGTACCATAACGATCAGCAAGTTTTAAGAACATACGTCCTAGTTGTTCAGTCATACGGCCGTGGTCCTTGTTAAAGTGTCCATTGTGAATACCACCCTGCCAGTGGCTTTTACCCACACAAATCAAGTTATCGTTTTCGTCATATTTCCAATGCTGGAATGGAGGAAAGTTAACCTTTGTATGTTCGTCAGCCACAGTTTTTGTTTTTCGTTTACGTCCCGGCTCTAGTGGAACATGATCAAACGTCATAATTCTAAAAATCAAGTCTGTTTTTTCAATTTTCTTCCAATCTGGAAGCACATCTGCTTGTTTTACTTTTCTTTTTTCTTCTTTTGCTTTTTCATATGCGGCTTTACCGATTCTATCGGCTCTATTACGTTTTGCCTGTGCAACACTAAGTCTGTTAATTTTCTCTAAACTCGGTAAAATTATGTCATGTTGTGCATGTTCGTCGTCTACAAACGAGCAATAAGTACACTTGCTGATATGAATCTCTGATAGTAGATCTTTATTTGTTAAGTATTTCGTTCTTTTCATTAGATTCTCCGATTAATATAAGTATTATAAACTACGCAGTTAAAAAAAGCAATAAATATTGTTATAAAAAGGAACCAAAATATGGCAGGAAATAATCCAAACAGTTTTATAGACAAAGTAGGTAGTTTCGCCGGTAAGTTCGGTAAGAGCGCCGCACAAGCAACAGGTATCGGACAAAACCCCGGCGCAGTACGAGGGTTACAGTCGATCATTGGTGACGAAGCAACAAAACGTTTAGGGTTTGATCTAGCCAAGGGTGGCGCAAAACCATACCAACCCATACCTGGAACACATTTAGCAACTATTGATAACAGAGTCAAAATTAAAATTCACCAGGAGTATCTACAAGGTCCTGCGGCTGAATTACAAAAACTAGGCGGAGTAGTATTTCCTTTCACACCGCAAATAGTTGTAACCACAAGAGCCAATTATACACCGGTACATCCTACACACAGTAATTATCAGTTTCAAGCATACCAGAACTCACAATTGGATGCACTATCTATTGTAGGAACGTTTACTGCACAAAATACAGGCGAAGCACGTATGCTTCTTGGTAGTGTTCATGCACTAAGAACTATAACAAAAATGCACTTTGGTAGTGGAGCAAATGTTGGTGCACCGCCGCCTGTTGTAAGACTTTCGGGTTATGGTGAATATATGTTTAATGATATGCCGGTTGTTATAGGCAATTTTTTCTATACATTAAACGAAGATGTAGACTATATTGATGTAGCCACAACAGAGGGTGCAAAAACTACTGTTCCAACAAGAGCAGAATTTACAGTTGAATGTATGCCAGCGTTCTCAAGAAGAGACCAAGCAACGTTTTCTATGCAAGATTATGCACAAGGTAATATGCGATTTAAAGGAATGATCTAATGTACGAAAAAACAAGTTTGTACGGAACAACAGGATTTAATCAAACCGGATTAGGAATTTTGAATTATAGAAAAATTCCCAACGTTGCTAGTGATGTTCCTTATGTTATCAAACCACAATACAATTATCGTCCTGATCTACTTGCAAGTGACTTGTACGATGATCCTAATCTATGGTGGGTGTTCAAATCAAGAAATCCCAACGAACTTGAAGATCCAATTTTTGATTTTGTAGCAGGCGTCGAAATTAAGATTCCAACTATCGATGTTATCAAACGTGTACTAGGAGTTTAACATGTTTCCAGGCGAACGAGGTAGAACTCAAACAAATTCAACAGTTAAAGAAAATAAAGAAGCAGTTTCTAAGCCAACTGACGAGTACGAAGCGTATGAAGATACACTTACCTATGAAGATTTAAAAGGAATCAACGATGTTACACTTGAAATAAACGCAAAACAGTTTTATGGCGATGCCGGTAATGGAAAGTTTAAAAACGGTAACATTTTACACAACTACAACTCATACAATTATATTTTTACACTAGCAAGTTTAACAACTGATCAATTAAAAAATCCACAACGATATTATGAAGTAGGTGGCGGCGGTTTTAACGACGGAACTAATGCCGGCCTAGAAACTCGCGACAACTATATTGTTTTAAGATCGGGAGGATATAAAAGGAGTGGAGCAGTAAGCAGTGAACAATTTACAAAAGAATATTTTAACGAATTTGGAGAGTTTGACGAAGGTGTTACCTCACAAGACATTGAAGAAACTTTTGGGAGTAAAAAAGGCGGCTTAACTGGATATAGTGGATTTAAAAAAGGAAAACATAAAGACAAAGATCTTTTTATAGATAATGTAAATTTTAATTGCACAATGGATCTCGGTGCAAACGGTAACAGTAATTTAACAACAGGCAGTTTTGAAGTTACTGAACCTTACGGTGTTGGTGGATTTTATGAAGAATTATATAATGCATCTGTATTTGCTGGACATCAACATTATCTAGGAGCACCGTTTTTGTTAACACTTCAGTTTGTTGGACACAGATTTGATGGTGACCAGTTAGTAACAGAAATAGTTCCTCGTGCTACTCGATATTTTCCTATAGCCTTGCAAAACAGTACTATGAGTGTAACCGAAGCAGGGTCGAGTTATAATGTATCATTCTTTGGTCTTAATGCTATATCAAATCAAACTGTAATGTCAAAGTTACCAGCAAACCTAGCAGGACCAAAACAAGTAAAGCCAACAGTAGCAAGTGTGCTTTTACATTTGTTTAAGGAAATGAACAACACGCTTGAAGATATTAGAAAAGATGAAGAAGATTCTAAAGACAAAGAAAAGAAGATAGAAGAAAACACAAAAGCAAGTAAAGATAGAATAAAAAAAGTAACTGATATTAAAGGTGCTGATGCAGTAAAACCATATCAGCGTAACAGATACATGCTTTGGTTTCCAAAAAATTATGGAACAGCAAGGACAGCCGATGCAAAAAACGATTTCACAATCAACGGCGGCACTCCTATGACAAACGTATCTAAAGAAGGCAGTAATATAACTATTTTTGAAGCAGTTCTTTCTGGACTAGAAGGCGGCGCTTATACGTCGTGGGAACAAAATACACAAGCATTTCTAACAAACGATAAACGTGACCAAGGCCTAAACACAAAAGACTATGCTGGCGCTAATGACAGTTTGATTGTTAGCAATCATATAGGTAAGTCAGGAATGCAATCAGGCGAAAAACAATCTTACACAGGGTTTTATGCTGTTAATACTTTAGATCAAGAAGTAGAAAAAGCAGACGGAGTAATCAAAGATCAACAAAAAATTGTTAATGACTTTAGAGATGAAATGCAAACTGCAAAAGCAAAAGCCACTGGTGCAAGAAAAGATTTCGAAGTAAAAGCACAAGCATATTTTAAATTTAGTAGACAAGATTTAAAAAGCCTATTTCCAGAAGAAGAAGATGAAGACAAAGGTGCTCCGGAAATTAAACAAACTTTAACATACAATGATTTTAATGAACTAGATCCTAATGACGAGGATAAGTCAGGCAATACAAAAGTTAAACCTAACGTTGACGAAACTAAAGTTGCTGATTTAAACAAACTAAGACAAGAGTGGATGACACAAATTGATCTTGCTAACAAAGCCAAGAAAAAATATGAAGATGCAGTAAAAGTGCTAGAAGGTCTTGCAAATAAAAAAGGCGAGATATACGAAAAGAAATATGTACGTTATGGTAAAGGTGCAGAAAGTTGGCAATTCAAAAAGGATACACGGTTAGATGATAACATTCACAAAGTAATATTTGACAGTGTGTACGCTACAGATTTAGATGGCGATAAACTTGCGGCAGAATACGAAGCAACTGGTTATATTCCTTGGTACAGAATTGAAAAAATTGCACATCTTAGAGGGTTTGATACATATAGGAATACTGAAGTATATGATTTTCATTATATAATCCAACCTTTTAAAGTTCATTATAGCAGTATGCCTTTGCCGTCTGATGTTTATTTGTATGATGTTTTAAAACAATTAGCGGTAAGAGAATACAATTACATTTACACTGGTAAAAATTTAGATGTATTAAAATTTGATTTAGAGTTTAATAATTTATTTGTAGCAACTGCTACCTATAAAAAACAACAAACTGCTGAAGGATCGCAAGGAACAGCATCTAAAGAAACAACAAACACAAAGCCGCCATCTATCAAAGAAATTTATGCACACTCAGTACAGAACATGGTAGGAGCAAAGCGTACACAACAGGTAGATCAATCATCGAGCACAACGCAAACTTCGCCAAGAGCAACGAATGCTAGTGATACGGCCAAAATGTTACATGATGCACTTTATAGCGGAGTACAAGAAAAATCATTAGTACAAGCAGAAATTCAGATTGTAGGCGATCCAGTTTATCTCCTAAGCAGTGGTATTACTAATCGTGCGTTAATTGAAGCAGACGAAGTAGAAACTAATATTGGAGAAATAAACTGTTTTAGTAGAGAAGGTGACATAATTTTCAGATTTGGAACGGCAGAAGATTATCCAACTTGGGACGAATTGCAAGGTGGCCAGAGTGCCATGCTATTAGACGAAAGCATTTACAGTGGTGCATATAAGGTTACACAGGTTGAAAGTTCATTTAATCAAGGTGTGTTTACACAAAATCTTTATACCTACAGAAGACCTAATCAACCAAATGATTATAGAGAACAGCGTGAACAAAAAATTATACGTAATGCTCCTGCACAGGATCCTAAACATGCACCATCAAGTCCAGAGAACTTAGAAAAAATGAAAAAAGCACCTAAGAAAAAATTAACTCAAGACGATCTTGACAATTTAAATTATCACGGTCCTGGTGCACTAGGCGGCATTACCCAACAAGCACAAGTAGAAATACCATCAGAATTGCTTGGATTAAATCCAGGTGCATTTGGCGGAAGTGTTTTTGCATCAGTATCTCAAGCAACACAAGTTAGCAAACAACTTGCCGCAGGAACATTTGATGCAAGTCAGTTTACACCAGATACTGTACAAAAAGCGGTTGAAACAGGAAACGCAGTTTCTAGCAAAGTGGTTGCAGGAACTGAAGTTGTGACTACTGGTGGGTCTGGAATAGGCAGACAGGATATAGGAACGTAAAATGGCAATTTATAATAGACAAATGAAAAACAGGGGGCAGATGAATGAAACCCGTGCCGAAAAACTATCTCAAGCATCAGGAGGCATTGGTCCTTATATTGCTGTTGTTGAATCAAATAGTGATTACACTAAACACGGACAATTAGCAGTTACAATTTTAGGTAATCAAGACGACAGTAGAGATGTAGTAAGCACTAGAATTAATTGTCGAGTCATGTTGCCTTATTATAGTGTTAAGGATTTTAAAAATGCAGGAAAAGATCCACAAAATTTTGAACACACACAACAAAGTTCGGGAATGATTTTTCCAGCACCTCAGATAGGTACTAAAGGTTTAGTATTACTAGTCAATAAGAATATTGAAGAAGCAATTTGGTTAGGTGCTTTGATTGAACCTGAAATGAATCATAGTATTCCTGATTATGCGGCAAAAACTGATATTGCTGTCGACGATGACACTTACAATGCACTAAGTCCTGCTGAAGATGGTTTACCGGTAGGTAATTTTAACAAAGCGGCATTCATCGGACAAACAACAGAAGATAAAATTAAACACCCTGTTCATCCTTTTGCAAATAGATTAAAAGAACAAGGATTACTTGCAGATAGTACTAGAGGTTTAACAACAAGCAGTCATAGACGTGACAGTGTAAATCAAATATTTGGTATTAACACTCCAGGTCGTTATGAAGGTGTTACAAAACTAGTTGGCGCAGAAAAAGCAAAACTAAAAGTTACGCAGTCCGGTGGTCATGTGTTTGTTATGGACGACGGTGACGGTGACGGCAATAATAACCTTGTTAGACTAAGAACTAAAGCCGGACATCAAATACTTTTGCATGACACTGAAGATTTAATTTACATTGCAAACTCAAAAGGAACTGCATGGATTGAATTAACCGGTGACGGTAAAATGGATGTGTTCTGTGAGGACAGTATTAGTATGCGTACTAGAGGAGATTTTAATTTTTTTGCAGATAGAGATTTTAATTTAGAAGCAAAAAGAAATATCAATATTAAATCTAATAATAGTATACAAATCGAAAGCAATCATTTACGAGAAATAGTAAATGGTTCTCATAGAATGATGGTTAAAGGTAATAGTGATATCAAAACTCTTAACAGTCGTTTAGATACAAATGATTATCAAGTTAACACAAATAATTTAAGTATTGCAAACAGAATTGATACAAAAATACAAAGCGGTAACTTTGATTTAGCGACTACATTAGGTATTAGACAAACAGCAGGAACTAGTGTAAACATCAAAGCAAATTCTAGCACAGCAATTACAGAAACATTTGTAGCAACTGATGTTTATAGCAAAGGATATACAACTACTTTTATAAACGAAGATGATGAATTAAAATTTTATCAAGCACTAAAAAGAACACAAGATCCCAATTCACTAGAAGCCATTGATCCTAACAATACTGAGTATTGGACAGAATTTGCAGGACCTGAACATAAAGCAGGCGCCAGCAATGGACAAATTAATATTAGTACTACACAAAATGATATTTCAATTGATACTAGCGGTGCTAACATTAATGTTGAAACAGATAAAGTTGTGTATGTAGATGGTACTGAAGCAGTACATTTGAACTTACCAGGACCAGGTGCTAAACCTAATATTAGTGCATATAATTCTGCTCCACAACCTAGCAGATTTATTGATCATATGGGTGTTATACAGTTGTGGGAAAAAGAGATCACAGCAAAATGGGAAGGCTACAATTACTATAGATCAGACACATTTGAAACTATATTAAAACGTGTTCCAACTCACGAACCATGGGATCAACATGAAAATCAAAATCCGAATTCATCCAAGAAGTCGGTGACGGATAGAGAGGCTTAAATAGCAGTATGGCAAAGTATACCGACATTGTAATTAAACCTAATTCTAACAACAAAGGCAATCAAAATAGCCGATCGAATGTTTATAGAGGAGTTAGTACAGTCAACGCTGAAACACCCACGTTTCAGTCATATGATATTGAATTAATTAAGCAGGACTTGATTAATCATTTCAACATACGTAAGGGTGAAAAGATTTATAGACCTCAATTTGGTACAATTATATGGGACGCACTGTTTGAACCGTTTACTGATGTCCTAAAAGAAAGAATTTTACAAGATGTTAGAGAAATAGTTGATAGTGATCCAAGGGTTAGTATTGACAGTTTAGCATTGGTAGAAAAAGAGTACGGATTGCAAATTCAAGCAGTTTTGTACTATGAACAGTATGATGTTTCAGAAGCATTGCAATTTACTTTTGATAAAGCAAATGCTTTGGCATAAAATAAACTACGCACATTAAAAGGGTAATAAATATTGTTATGGCAAGTACAGATAGACAAAATTCGTTGTTAGCAAATCAAGATTGGGATAAGGTTTACAAGGCTTTTTCTAATGCTGATTTTAGTTCTTATGATTTTCCTACACTACGTAGGACTATGATCGCTTATCTAAGAGCGAATTATCCTGAAGATTTTAATGATTATATCGAATCTAGTGAATACCTTGCACTAATTGATATGATTGCCTTTTTAGGACAAAGTTTATCTTACAGATTTGATTTAAACGCCAGAGAAAATTTTATTGAATTAGCAGAAAGACGTGATAGTGTTTTACGTCTTGCAAGACTTGTAGGATATAATCCTACTCGTAACGTACCAAGTAATGGACTTTTGAAAGTAATCGGTGTACAAACAACAGACAACGTTCAAGACAGTTTAGGTAATAGTTTAGAAAACACATTTATTAACTGGAATGATGATACTAACAGCAACTGGTTAGAACAGTTCCAAGTGATTATTAATAATAGTTTGCAAGGTAGTACTGTAATTGGTAAACCAGATCAAAGTGATGTTATTGATGGTATTACAACAGAACAATATAAAGTTAATACACAAAATACTGATGTACCGTTGTACACTTTTAGTAAAACAGTTACTGGTAGATCTATGACATTTGAAGTTACTAGCGCCGGAATTGAAGATGGTGCCATTCAGGAGGAATCACCCTTTCCTGGAAGACGTCTTGGAATGTTATACAGAAATGATAAAAGAGGAAACAGTTCACCTAATACAGGATTCTTTTTCCACTTTAGGCAAGGAGAACTACAAAGTTCACCGTTTACGGTAACTGATCCTAGTCCAAACGAAATTGTTAATATTGATATTCCAAACATTAACAATACTGACGTGTGGTTATGGCAACTTGATAGAAATGGTGCTCCAACTACAGAATGGACAAAGTTAAACAGCATATATGGTAGCAATGTAATTTTTAATAGTGTTAATAAAAATATTAGAACATTGTACAATGTCACAACTAGAGACCAAGATCAGATTAGTTTAAATTTTGCAGACGGAAGTTTTGGAGACTTACCGCTAGGTAGTTTTAGAGTTTACTACAGAACGTCAAACGGATTAACATATACAATTAGACCTAATGATATGCAAAATATCATTTTAACTATTCCTTACTTTAATAAGAATGGTCAAGGACATACACTTACAGTTCAACTTGGACTAGAAGCAAGTTTAACAAATGCAAGTGCAAGTGAGCCAACAGCAGATATTAGAGTAAATGCACCACAAAGTTTTTATACACAAAACAGAATGATTACTGGAGAAGATTATAATTCTTATCCTTTAACAGCAAGTAATAATGTAATTAAAATTAAATCAGTAAACAGAGTTAGTTCAGGAATTTCAAGACAGTTTGAAATTCAAGATCCTACAGGAAAATACAGTTCTGTTAATTTAATGGCAGATGATGGCATACTTTATAAAAATCCTTATGAAAGTGATTTTAACTTTTCATTCCAAACACGTAATGATATTTTGGGTGTAATTAGAAATACTATTGAACCTATTATTGACAGTTTGCCAACCAAAGCATTTTATTATGACAAGTTTCCAAGAATTATAACAAGTGATATTAATATTGATTGGGTAAGATCAACTGAGTCAAGTACAAATAGTACAGGATACTTTAGAAATACAATTAATGGTTCACCTATTACAGTAGGCACATTTACAACAAATAATTTTAAGTTTATTGGACCTGACAGTTTAGTAAAATTTGAGCCACCAGAAGGAAAATACTTCTTAGCAGACGGAACAATAGTTTCGACAAAAACTAAAAACAGTCTAAATTATATATGGGCAAAAGTTGTTCAAGTAAGTGGTGACGGTTCAAATGGCGGCCAAGGCAATTTAGATGACGGTACTGGTCCTATTGTGTTCAGCGAAAACATTCCGTCACTTGCTGTTCCAAGTTTAATTGTTCCTAATATTGTAACAAACTTCCCAAGTGATTTAGAATTACAATTAGTTGATTTAATTTTTAACTACAAGACATTTGGTATTCGTTATGATCAAAATGCTAAAGAGTGGAAAATTGTTGTAAACGCAAACCTAAACACAAAAGACGATTTTAGTTTAGAACGCCAAGGTGATACAACAGGTTCTAAACTAGATAAGAGTTGGTTTGTGTTATTTGAAACAGACGGTGAAACATATACAATCACTTATAGAGGATTAGATTATAGATTCGAAAGCGAACAGTTAATTCAGTTCTTCGTTGACAGAGGTATTAAAAAATACGACAGCGAAACTGGAAATGTAATTAAAGATCAAGTTAAGGTTTTAAAAATAAACGAAGATCCTGTTGAAGATAAGATTTTAGAAAAAGATTATCAGTGGGAAATTATTGGTAGTGTATTAAACAATGACGGATTTGAAGAAGTAAACAAAGTAAGAGTTAATTTTTATGATTCAGACGATGACGGCATGATTGATGATCCGGATAGTTTTGTAAAAATTGTTCAACCAACAAATGTTGACGGTAGAGGTTATAGAGACAAATTTGTTTTCTTCCAAAGCACAATTGATAACGGTATAACAACCACAACAAAAGTTGATAGTTCTAAGTTTGTAATTTTTGATAAAGAAGCAAATGTAAGTTCATTAGTTGGTTACGAAACAGGACAGTTATTTTATTTCTATGATAGCAGAGAAGATGTTGTTAAAGTATTTGATAGTGTAAGTGGTACACTTACTTTAGACACTTCTTATTTTGCAAGACCAGGCAGAGATGAATTAAAATTCCAATACAATCATAATGCACAAAATGATAGAAGACTTGATCCTGGTAAAACAAATATTATTGATATGTATGTTTTAACAAGAGCATATGATGAAGATTATAGAATTTTTGTAAACAGTGGCGGTACAGAACCGACTAAGCCTACAAGTGCTTCGCTAAGACTTGAACTTAATGGAACACTAAACGGCGTGAAATCAATTAGTGATGAAATTATATATCATGCTGTAAACTACAGATCATTGTTTGGAGTTAATGCAGACCCAACACTACAAGCAACATTCAAAGTTGTTAAAAGTGCAGGAAGCACAATAAGTGACAATGAAATTAAAAGTAATATTATTCAAGCAGTAAATGATTTCTTTGCTATTGATAATTGGGACTTTGGCGAAACATTTTATTTTACAGAACTAGCAACTTTTGTACAACAGCAAACTGCACCAGATGTAGCAAACTTTGTTATTGTACCGAGAAGCGGTTCACAAGCATTTGGTAGTTTGTATCAAATTAAATGTCGTGCAGATGAAATCTTTATTAGTACAGCATCAGTTGACAACGTAGAAATAATTGATCAAATTACAGCAAATAATTTGAAGGCAGATGGTAACGTTGTTACTTCTGTAGATGCTAGTGGTACAGTTTCAGTGTCCACTGCAAATAGTGGAACTACTACTAGTAGTGGATCTAGCGGTTACTAATAGGATTATAAATGGCATATAGCGACAAACAAGGTACACCAGTAAACATAGAAAACAAAGACAAGTTGAGAAACAGTGCCGACTTGTTACCTATGTACTTTCGTACAGAAGCAAATAGAAAGTTTTTTGGTGCAACAGTTGACAGTTTAATCAGCAAAGGTAATTTAGATAGGCTAAATGGATTTGTTGGTGCTAGGAATACTGAAAATGCATCACCTAAAGACGTTTACATTTCAGAACCAACTGCAAATAGAAGAAGATATAACTTTCTTCCATCAGCAGTAACTAAAAATCCTGTTGATAATTCAAACAAGTGGACAGGTACATATGACGACCTAATTAATCAATTAGATTTTTTTGGCGGCATAACAGATAACCACGACAAACTATTTCAAGCAGAATATTTTGCTTGGAATCCGATGTTTGATTTTGACAAGTTTGTAAATTATAGACAGTACTATTGGCTTTCACAAGGTCCAGATCCAGTAAGTGTTTCAGGAAATCCTGGCAATACTGAAAGTGAATATTCAGTTACAAATAGCGGACAAAATAGTTTTGTGTTTACACCAAACGGATTTAGTGAAAATCCAACAGTTGTATTATATAGAGGTGGCACATACAAGTTTAAAGTTAATGCAACAGGGCATCCTTTCTACATCAAAACAGCAAATACAATCGGCATAGGCGATCAATACAATGACGGTGTTGAAAATAATGGTGCAGAAAGTGGAACTATTACATTTACTGTTCCTGTAAATGCACCTGATAGATTATTTTATGCTTGTCAGTATCATCAATCGATGCAAGGTACCTTAGAAATCCGTGACACTTCTCAAGATTTAACAATTGATGTTGAACAAGAAATTATTGGAAAAGCAAACTTTACAAGTGCTAATGGTGTAAAACTTACAAACGGAATGAAAATTAATTTTGTAGGCGATGTTTTACCTACAAAGTATAGAGAAAAGAATTGGTATGTTGAAGGTGTAGGCGATCGAATTACGCTAATTGACGAAACAGAATTAGATACACCTGAACTATATGCTAAAAATGCTGAATACGAATTTGACGTTGACCCATTTGATGATACACCATATGATGATACTGAGAATAGTCCTTTAACAGCAGAATATATTACAATTAATCGTGCAAGTAAAGATAAAAACCCGTGGAGTAGATATAATAGATGGGTTCATAAAGATGTAATTGAACTAAGTGCAGAGTATAATAATACATCTCCTGTACTTGATGAAAACAATAGAGCAGTAAGACCTATTTTAGAATTCAACCCTAATCTTAAACTGTTTAACTTTGGTGAAAAAGGTATTGGTAATGTTGATTTAATTGATACAGATACTAAAGATGCTATGAGTGATGTTGAAGGGTCATTTGGATACCACGTAGATGAAGTTCTTTTACGTAAAGGTATGCGTGTAATTTTTAATGCTGATCCAGATATCACAGTAAAAGGTAAAGTATACGAAGTTGATTTTGTAGAATATGAAGGACAAGAACGTTTACATCTAATTGAAAAATACACACCTTTGGTCAACGACAGTGTTGTTGCCACAGACGGTGCAGTAAACCAAGGTGTGTCATATTATTACAATGGTACAGAGTGGGTTAAAGCACAAGTTAAAACAGAATTAAATCAAAGTCCTTTGTTTGACTTGTTTGATAGTAGTGCAAACAGTTTTTCAAACGCAACAAATTACTTTTCATCTAACTTCCAAGGTAATGCTATTGCAAGTTATAAGCGTGGTGTAGGAGCAAACGATCCTGTACTAGGGTTTCCAATCAGTTATCAAAATATCAACAATGTAGGTGATATTACATTTGAATTCAATTGGGACGATAGCGAGTTTACATACCAAGAAAATAATATATTGACAACTGTTGATACTGCCAGTGGGTTAGTTTATGATTATAATGACGAAAAATATTATAGTGGCTGGCAACTTGTAAAAGATAAAGTTACAAGACAGAGAATTTTGCAGGTGTTTGATCTAGCACAAACAGCAGATACTGTTGCTGTTAATTGTATAAAAGAACCTTACAAGTATGATTTAGATATTATTGCTGAATACAACGGTGTTACCTATAAGGAAACAACTGATTTTGAAAAAATTATTGACAAAAATAGAGCATCTTATCAGTTAAAATTTAAAACACCAATTGAAGGTGGCACAAGAGTAACACTAAAAGTTCTTACTGATCAAAAACCTAATGACAACGGGTTTTATGAACCACCGATCAATCTAACCAACAATGGTGAAAATAACGATTTGCGTACATTTACACTTGGCAGTGTTAGTGATCACTTTAAAACTATATTTCAATCTAATACAAACATTATAGGAAAGTCGGTAGGACCTAATAATGCTAGAGATGTGTACAATATTCACCTAGATGGTAGTAGATATGTTAAGCACAAAGGCAGTGTTTTACCTGCAATACTTTTCTTAATTCAAGAAGATTTAAATTTTGTTAACTCTATGCGTAAGACAGGTAGAGATTATAACTTCTTTAAAGATCAGTTTATTGAAAAAGCAGGAAAAATTGAAAGAAGTGAAAATATTGCTTCTGATGTGGATAAAATTTTATATGAATTAAGTATTAATAAGTCAAGCGAAGCACCGTACTTTTATTCAGACATGGCAGGCTTTGGTAAAAAAGTTGAACGCTTACAGTTTGAAGTAAAAAATGGAACGCAAAATGTATTTGCAATTAACAATGCGTTTGATACAACTAAAGTAAGCGACCGTGCAGTGTATGTGTACTTGAATGATGTACAGTTATATCTCGATACAGACTATGAGTTTGATGCTGTAGACAATACTGTTACAATTAAAAAAACATTATCAGTTGGCGACATAATCAAAGTTAACGATTACGATACTACTGGTTCGGTTATCCCTCATACTCCAACTAAACTTGGTTTATATCCTGCATTTGTTCCTGAAATATTTGTAGACAACAGTTATCTAACAGCAACAAAAGTAATTCAAGGACACGACGGTAGTATTACAAAAGCGTTTGATGACGAACGTGATGAATTAATCTTAGAATTAGAAAAGCGTATCTATAATAACCTTAAAGTAAAATATAATAGAGACGTTTTTGATATTTTAAAACAGGTTCCTGGAAAATATAGAACAAATACTTTTACCGCTAACGAGTTTAACAAAGTATTAAGAACAGATTTTGGTTATTGGAAGAGTTTGTTTGATATTGATTATGAAACAAACAATGTTACAGTAGACGCTAATCCGTTTTCTTATAACTTTAACACAATGATCAGTGTTGATGATCAGCGTTTACCTGGTTATTGGAGAGCAATTTACAAATCATACTTTGATACTGATAGACCTCATACACATCCATGGGAAATGTTGGGTATTACAATTAAACCTACATGGTGGGACGAAGTTTATGGCCAAGCACCTTACACTAGTGGAAACAAAATTCTTTGGGACGACATTGAAAGAGGGTTGGTAAGAGATCCGAGTGGTAATAAAATATATTCAGACTTTGCAAGACTCGGGTTATCTAAAAATTTACCAGTTGATGAATACGGTGATTTAATAGATCCTAGTAAAATTAATATTGTTAAAGCAATATTTGTTACAGAAATTAAAAATGATTGGAAGTACGGAGACGAAGGTCCGGCAGAAACTTCATGGAGAAAATCTAGTTGGTATCCTTTTGCATTACAGAATGCAGTAGCACTAACAAAACCTGCACAATACTTTGGTAGTCAGTTTGATACTAATCAAAATCAAATTACTGCTAGTGGAAATGTTGTTTATGCTGATACAGGAAAGATTTTCAATCTAAAAGAAGCAAAAATTAAAGACTTGCTGTTTAGCAATAAGAGATTCTTAGGACTAGGGTACCATGTACCTATGGTTGAATACCTCAAGAGTTTTTCGAAAGACGTTAAAGAAACATTTTATGATACATTGAGAAATACATCAAGTAACTTAACTTATAAACTAGGCGGCTTTGCAAACAAAAATAGATTAAGAGTATTAGCAGAAAGTTCTAATCCTAATACTGCTGACAACAGTGTTTTCCTTCCTAGCGAAAACTATCAACTTACACTAAGAAAAAGTAACCCTATTAACAGTGTAAGAATAAGTGGTATGATTGTTGAAAAAACAACCAAAGGATTTTTAATTAGAGGTTATGATACACTACGTCCGTGGTTTAATATCTATAAGCCAAAGCATGGACAGAATGATATTGGGATCAATGTAGGCGGTACAGAAGCAAAGTTTGTTATTTGGAGTTCAGAAAAATTTTACGGTGAAAAGCAAATTGTAGAATTTGGCGGAAAATACTTTAGAGTAAAAACAAATCATACAAGTACAGAAACATTTGACAATGATAAGTTTACATCTTTAGGTGAATTGCCTATAACTGGCGGAGCAGAAGTTGCTAAAGCAAGATCATTCGAAAACAAAGTAACCGAAGTCAGTTATGGAACTGTATATGCAAGAGCACAAGAAGTATATGATGTAATTCTTGGTTATGAACACTGGTTGAAAGAACAAGGTTTTGTTTTTGACAAGTATCAAAGAGAAACATTATCAATACAAGACTGGGATCTAAGTGCAAAAGAATTTTTGTACTGGACAACACAAAATTGGGCAGAAGGTAGTGTTATTGCACTAAGTCCTTTTGCAAACAATTTAGAGTTTGAATACAAGTATGCAACTGTAGACAGTGTCCTTAACAGTTTTTATGAATATAGTATTTTAAGTGCTAATGGGGCACCATTAGAAAAAGAGTCTCTAAGCATTGTTAGAGGCAATGGTAAGTTTTTACTTTCTACAAAAGGAACACAAAAAGGAATTTTCTTTGCTGTATTAAATCTAGTACAGTGGGAACACATTGTAGTATTTGATGATAAGAGTCAATTCGGCGATGTGATATATGACCAAGAAGCAGGTTACAGACAAAAACGTATCAAGTTAGTTGGATTTAAAACAAGCGAGTGGGACGGTGATTATGTTAGTCCTGGATTTGTATTTGACGAAGCAGTAGTAGAAGATTACGTTCAAGGACGTGATTACAATCTTGGTGATGTTGTAAGATTTAAGAGCAAGTATTATAGTGCAAGTAAATTTTTACCTGCAACAAAAACATTTAATTTTAGCGATTGGGTGTTTATAGGTGACAAGCCTGTTGCAGAATTATTACCTAACCTAGATTATAAAGCAAGTTCGTATGAAGATTTTTATGCACTAGAAAGCGAAAACTTTGATCAGCAAACAACTGAACTAAGTCAACATCTATTAGGATATCAGAAACGATTATACCTTGACAATCTTATAAGAGACGATATTGCACAGTATAAGTTTTACACTGGCTTTATTAAAGAAAAAGGTACAGAAAATGCATTACAAAAACTAAATCGTTTGACCATTGACGGAACTAGTACAGACCTAAGCATTAATGAAAACTGGGCATTAAAAATTGGTAGTCTTGGTAGCGGTGCCACTACAAAAGAAATTGAATTAGTTTTATCAGAAGCAAATAACGTAGAGAATCCACAAGCATATGAGTTTGTAAATGCTAAAACACCAGATGCTGATACAAATACTTTACAATTATTAAGTAATGAACTTACTCTTAAACCTAATGGGTTTGATAATAATCCTTGGAAAAACTTTGATACTTCAGACGAAGGAGTAAGTTTAAACACCATACAGAAAATTCCAACAGCAGGTTATGCTCGTATAGAAGATGTGAATCATACAGTATTCAATCGTAGAGATATTTTAACTGATACAACAATTCCAACACTAGGCGAAGGTGCAAGTGTTTGGGTAGCAAAAGACGATAATGATACGTGGAACATTTATAGGCTAACAGCAAACAACGCAAGGGTAATTCAAACAGAAACAGATCTAGTTGTGATTGATGATGGGTTACTAGAATTAGCAACAGATATTCCTCATGGTTTAAAAGAAGGTGATACTATTGTTATTCGTTGGTTTGATAGTCAAGTAAACGGAACACACATTGTTGCTGAGGTCAACGGCCTACGTAAATTTAAAGTTGCAACTGAGTTAACAACAATTACACTTGCAGAAGATAGTGCAACAGGCACAATACTTAATCTTGAATCTGTAAGGGTAAACACACCAAACGAAATAAACAATATTAAAGATATTGCAGAGTTTTCAATTGGTTCTAAAATATGGGCAGATGATACAGGTAACGGTGAATGGAAAGTTTATGAAAAGACAAAAGCATTTGTAGAAAATCAGTTTACAAAAATTGCTAGTGATGCAAAAACGTATGCTTCAAGTATTGCTTTTGGTAATCAGGGTAGAACTATTGTTGTAGGAAATCCTGGGCAAACATATGAAGGTTCAGTACTGGTATTACGTAGAAAATTAAACAGCGAAATTGATACATTAGAAGGTGCAAGTGGATTTAATATTGGTCCGACATTTTCTGATAGATGGGTTGGTGTTAACAACAACGCAGGACTAGGACACAGTGTATCACTTTCATCTACAACAAATACACTTGTTGCCGGTGCTCCATTTGCAAGTTCGGTTAGAACTGAAACTGATCCAGAACGCCCTAATTTCAAATACAGTGCCAACGGTGCAACAGTAAGTAGTTTTACCAAGCAAGGTGTTGTTAAACTTACAACATATAATTCACTTACAAATGTCTATGATAACACCTATGTTATTGGTAGTCCTAAGCCAGCAAACAATGAAGAATTTGGTTACAGTGTTGCAACTAGTGATCAAAGAGTAGTTGTTGGTGCTCCTGGTAGAGCAACTAATACAGGTGCAGTTTATGTTTATGAAAAAGGCACAGACTGGGATTATGCGGAAGAGTTACTAGCACCAGAATATACTGAAGGCGATAGATTTGGTGAAGTACTAGTTGCTACAAAAGATCTAGGTATTTTAATTGTAAGTGCTAAAAGCAAAGAAACTATTGCAGAAGCAGGTGACAGCACAGTTAAAAATACAGGTAAAGTTTTTGTTTACTATCACGACGGCACAGGATATAATTTAATTCAAACAATTGACGAAACGGTAGTAACGTCATTAGGCAATAATGATTTGTTCGGATCATCAATGGGAATTAGTAATAATGGTGATACTCTTGTTATAGGTGCTCCACTTGGTGATGTTACAGAAGTAAACCAAGGAACAGTTTATGTGTTTGAAAGACAAACACAAGGTGATTCAACTGTTGGTTATGCACTCAAAGAAACAATTATAAGTCCAAGCATACAAAACGGCGAACAGTTCGGTCATAAGATTGCAGTTAATCCAGACGGAACAAGTTTTGCAGTTTCTAGTGCAAGTGGTAGCAATGACAAAACAACAACATTTGATAACAAAACAACAACATTTGATGCTTACAGTACAAACTTTATTGACAACGTAACTGGAACAGGTAGTGTTTATACATTTACTAAATTAGGTAGTGATTTTGTATTTGGTCAAAAATTATCAAGTAACGATTTACAAACCAATGATGGGTTTGGTTCAGGACTTGCTTACAGTACAACAAGTTTATATGTAGGTGCTCCGTATTTTGAATTAGAAGATAGTAAAACAGGTATGTTGTTTGTGTACCAAAAAGAAGCAACTGCTGGTTGGAATACTCTAAGACAACAAGGAAGTTTAACAGATCCGTTCAGCATCGAGAAAGTACTAACATACAGAACCGACACACAAACTATTGTTGACTTCTTAGAACCTTATGATCCTGTAAAAGGAAAAATTCCATATATTGCGGAAACAGAATTAACATATAAGAGTGAAAGAGATCCTGCAATTTATACAACAAGTGATCAACCTTTAAATGTCGATCCTGATACTAACTGGGGTGCAACCCACGTCGGAGAAACTTGGTGGGATTTAAGCACAGTACGATACACATGGTATGAACAAGGTGATATAGAGTTTAGAAAAAATAACTGGGGAACAACATTCCCTGGATCAAGAATAGATATTTACGAATGGGTAGAAAGTGATATTTCACCAGAAGAGTGGAACAACATTGCAGATACAACCGAAGGTATTGCGGCCGGCTTTAGTGGAGCAACAAAGTATGATGATAACACGTATGTACTAAAACGTGTATATGACACTGCAACAAATAACTTTGTTGATAGATATTACTTCTGGGTAAGAAATGCTGTAATTTTACCTCAAAGATTTACAACACAAATTGCTGTAGGTTTAAGTGAACAGATTGCAATTGATACTAGAAAATTACCTGCAAATGAAATTGCCAGTGTTATATTAGATCCTAAGAACTATGGAATTAAGTCTATACAACTTTTAGATACTAATGCGTTTTCAGTAACCAATGTTAAAACATCGTTAAGTGATTTAAATGTTAGTTTGAATATACAGTATAAAACAGTTAAAACAGATATACCAGATCATAATAGTTGGTTATTACTAGATGAAAAACAGCGTGATAAAATTGATAATCAAATATTAATTAAAAAGTTATATGATAGTTTAGTTGGATTTGACAATTCAGGTAACAGTGTTCCTGATGCACAATTACCTGTACAGAAAAAATACGGGTTAGCAATAAGACCAAGACAGAGTATTTTTGTAGATAGATTAAAAGCACTAGAAGTGCTAATAACATACACAAACAATTTACTTGCAAAATATAGAGTTGTTGATGAAAAGGATCTAAGTGGGTTATCTGCTAGTGATCCTAAGCCTACACTTATTAGCGGCAAGTATGATGTTGAAGTAGCAGAGTTTAGCGATATTAACGATATTAAAACACAAGATCTTAAACAAGCAACTGCTGAAGCAGTTATTGTTAATGGTAGAGTTAAATCTGTTAACGTAATTAACAAAGGTTTTGGGTACACAAACGCACCTGATATTGAAATCAGCGGCGAAGGGTACGGTGCAAAATTCAAGTCAACAATTAATGCTGACGGTGAAGTTACAGGCATCGAAGTCTTAAAAGAAGGTAGAAACTACACAACTGGTACTATTAGAATCAGAGCATACAAAGTATTAGTAACAAATGATGAAACTGCTGGAAACTACTGGACCATGTATGAATGGAACAGTGCATCTGAGCAATGGTCAAGAACAAATACACAAACTTACGATGTAACAAGATTCTGGAACTATAAAGATTATGTTGTAGAAGGCTTTGATGTTGACAGTATTATTGACTTTAAAATTGCAGAGCCATACTTACTAAAAACTATCGAACCTAATGTTGGCGAACTTGTAGAAGTTACAAACGTTGGCGATGGTAATAAAATCATATTACGTAAAGTTGAATCAAATGGTACGTGGAATGCAGACTATGATATTATGTACAAAGCAAAAAGTACTATTGAATTTAGTACTAATATCTATGATTACAGCGGATTAAGTTTTGGTTTTGCAGGTGCAGAAAACTTTGATATTAACTTGTATGACGAACAACCTACACAAGAAACTAGAATTATTTTAGAAAACATTAACAACAATATTTTTGTAGATGATTTAAAATTTGCTTGGAATGAGTTTTTATTCACTGCAATTAGATATGCAATTAGTGAACAAACATTTACTGATTGGATTTTCAAAACAAGTTTAATAAGTGTTAAAAACAATCTAGGCGGATTTACAAGAAAAGTAAATTACAATCTTGATGATCCAGGTGACGTAGAAAAGTATGTAAAAGAAATTAAACCTTACAGTGTTACAATTAAAGACATGATCACAAGTTATCAGAATCGAGAACAAAGTAATATTTTTGGTACTGACTTTGATTTACCTAGCAGATATAATGAAGAAACTAAAAAGTTTGAAGTACTAGATGAAACTAGTGAGTTAATTACTAGCGAGCCATTTAATCAGTGGTTTGAAAATTACAAATTTAGTATTGACAGAATTGATATTGCAAGTGCAGGTTCCGGTTATACACAAGCACCAATTGTTGTAATTAGTGGAGGTAGAGAAGATAAACCTGCTATTACACAAACTAAACCATTTAGAAGTATTGTAACAACTGACTACGATAATCAGTATGTGTACATTAATACTACAAGTGTTCCGGATCACTTCTATAATACAACCAATGTAGTTGCACAAAATCTAGTTTATCAAATTCCAAGATTCCCTAGTGTTCCTGAAGTTAAAGTTCCAACACCGCTAGGTGCAATTGGTGTAGCAGTTAATGGAGTAAGTATTTTCAATCCAAGTTCTGCCGCAACTGAAAGACTTGGTGGAGTTGAGTACACAGTAAATGCAGTTTACAGTCATGAAGAATTAGGTATTGACGATGGTAGCGGCCATCCACAAGAAGATGGAATTTATCATTATCATAGTGATCCTAAATTTATGTACAACAAAGACTCAGAAGTACACAGTCCTATTTTAGGATATGCGTTTGATGGGTTCCCAATTTATGGTCCATATGGATACCGTGCAACAAATGACAAAACTATTGTATTAGTTAAATCTAGTTATAGATTAAAAACTACTCCACGTGCTGACGGTAGTATGCCAACAGGACGTTATAATGAAGACTATGAATATGTTGAAGGGTTAGGAGACCTTGATGAGAACAACGGTCGTTTTGTTCAAACACCAGAACACCCACAAGGCACCTACGCTTACTTCATTGCTGTTGAAGCAGATGCCGAAGGAGAACTTAAAGAAGCATATCCGTATATTGTCGGACCTAACTATCACGGTACACCGTTGCTACCGAATGGTAACGGTACTATGCCACAAAGCGGAAATATTAATGCAACAGCAACAGCATACATCAGTAGAAACAAACTAGGTAAAATTGTTGTAAACAATCCAGGTGCAGGTTATGTAAGTGCACCTACTGTTACTATTACAGGTGGCGGTGACGCAACAGAAATTGCAAAAGCAGTAGCAATACTTGAAAATAACAAAGTAAGAACAAGTAAAACTTCTTTGAAATTTGATAGAACAAGTTCTAAAGCATTGATTGAATCACAAGATTACATTGACACATACACAAGTACATCAGGGCAAGTACGATACAAGTTGACGTATGTACCTACTCTTGATAAACGTGACTTTACAATTAGTGTAAACAACGAAACAGTGTTTATTGAAAACTTTGATGTAAGTATTCAAACACTAACAGATAATACATATAAAAAACAAGTTGGTTATGTAATATTAAAAACATTACCTAAAGAAAGATCAACAGTACAGATTACATATAAGAAAAATGTTGGTCTAATGAATGCTGTTGATAGAATTAACTATTTCTATAATCCAACTGACGGAATGCCAGGTAAAGAACTTTCACAGTTAATGACTGGTATTGAGTATGATGGCGTAAAAGTACAAGGTTTAGATTTTGGTGTTAGTGTAGGTTGGGACGGCCTTCCATGGTTCAGTCATGGTTGGGATACTTTCTCAGGTGATAACACAGATTATGCTTTCCGTGCAGACGGCAACACAAACACATTTACTTTACCTTATGCACCAGACAATGGCGATAAGTTAAACGTATACTTTGATGGACAACGTCAAGATCCAACTAACACACCAACTATTGTTGGAGATGGAGATGAAACAGAATATACACTAAACGTTACACCTGCTGAAGGAGTATTGGTTGTGTTTAGACAAGAAGATTCAGACGGTAGTACAGTACCAACTGACGTAAACAATCTTGACACATTAATTAGTGGTGGTAACTTTGCTTACAGTACTGCAACAGGTGCTAAGCCAGAAGATATTAGTTTAGACGGTGACGGATTTGTTACACCAGATACTTCACATGCACCAGAAGAAGTTGTACCAGGACAAGTATTTGATGCGTTAAGCATGAAAGTTTACAATGCACCTGCAGATGGTTCACCAATTATTGATATTACTAGACACTGGGGTGATGGAAACGAAACTGAGTTCAGTTTTAACAAGTACCCAGGAACAGAAGATAGTATTTTAGTTACAGTTGGACCAAGTGCTCCTGCAACAAAAACTAGTGCATATAAAGTTCTAGACACAGACTATACAGTTGATTATGCAAACAAAAAGATTATATTAACAACAGCACCTGCAACAGATGAGTTGGTTACAATTACAACTTTAAATGTTGCTGGTACTAACATGTTAGAAAAACAAGAGTATGTAGATCAAGGTGACAGCACAATTGAATTTATATTAACAAGTAAGTATGAAGATGTAAAAAGTGCGTTTGTTACAGTAAATGGTGTAGTCCAAGAATATGAAATTTACGAAGATACAGATTCAGGAAGTGCTAAAATTGTTTTAACAAATCCACCAAATGATATGTCTGATGCTGTAACACAAATAACAGCACTAAGTGGTTTAGAAAAAACATTTAGTCAGGTTAAAACTGATGTGTTTAATATTGCAAGTAATTCAGGAAATGAATTTTACCTAAGTCAAGTACCAGACAAAATTGAACCGTTCCATGCAATGGTAGTTGTGGAACTAGACGGTAAAAGATTAAGAGCACCTGATACAATTTATTATGTTGCTAATGGAATAACATTAGATTATCTTGTAAGTCAAGATCCAGCATACCCAGCATTCAGTTTGGCACTAGGTGAACTTGAAGTACATCGTAATGGTGTAAGACTTGAGCCGATTGCAGATTATCAATTCAATACTGCTACAAACTTAATTACTTTCTATGAAGGTAAACTGTCATCGGGCGATGTAATTGCAATTACAGTATTACGTAATCATGATTATGAGATTAGAAAAAACACAACCGACGATAGCACAAATGCAGGGTACATTAGAATTATAAACAATAGTGCTGATGACAGTACAGGACTTGCAGAAGGTCAAGTTTTAAAAGTTACAAGTTTTACAAATCATGATGCAAATCTAATGCGTAAAGAAGTATATGCAGGTAACCCAGGAGGAACTTATACACTGTCTCGTAAGTCAGTTGATGTTGCTTACATTTGGGTAGAACTAAACAACACACCGTTGATTGCAGATGCGGATTACAAAATTTTAGACAACGGAACAACAGTTTATATTGACAATAGATTTTCGCAAAAATCTACTGATAGAGTTGTTATCACATCATTTAGTGAAGATAAAAATTATGACGGTGTTGGATTTAATGTATTCCAAGATATGTTAAACAGAAATTTCTATAAGAGAATTAGTAAACAGGATACAACAATATTAACAACCAAACTATTACCAGGCGATAAAGAAATTGAAGTACAAGATACTAGTTTCTTTGATACACCAAGTGCAGAAAAACGTATACCAGGTGTAGTAATTATTGGTAAAGAACGTATTGAATTTTATGAAATTGAAGGTAATAAACTAAAACAAATTACTAGAGGTACACTAGGAACAGGTATTGCTGATGAACACCTTGTTAACACACAGGTATTCGACTTTGGACCTACCCAAACTATGCCATATAAAGATAGTGTAAGTGTATACGAAATTATTGTACGTGACGGATTACCTAACGGTAAAAGCGTTCATGTTTTAGAAACAATCAACATTGCAAGTGGTGCTAATGCACACAATCAAGTTGAAGTTTATGTAGGCGGAAGAAAGTTACAAAAGCCAACTTCTTCTACAAATCCTATAACAAAACACGATGCATCTATTGCTTATGATAGTAATGAAACAAATAGTACAGGTGTTGCTAGTGACGTAGTTCAAGAAGCAGAATTTACTATTGAGCCAGTTGCTGATAGTACAGCAAAAGGCTATTATAAACTAATATTAAGGGATGAACCAGAGAACGGAACTGAAATAAAAGTGGTTCAAAAGCAGGGTCACATATGGTATACAGCCGGATCTAGCACTGCTTCGAATGGTGTTACACTGCAAAGAGCAGAAACTCCTCAGGCTACGTTCTTGCTAGAGAGGTCCTCTGGTTTACCTGTAATAAATATTAAGGAATAACAAATGTCAAACGAGGATAAAAAGTTGGAACAAATGCCAAAAGATAATAAAAAACCTAATGAAAATACTGGGGTACTAATGGAAGGTCATATTAAAATATTTGATCCGAAATCAGGTGAAATCCTAGTAAACAAACGTAATGCTATTCATTACGAAAACATGAGTATATCACTAGCGGAATCGCTAGGAAACGAGGGTCGCGGTAACATCGTTGAAATGGCATTTGGTAACGGTGGTACAACAGTTGATCCTACAGGCATTATCACATATTTGACACCAAATAACACAGGCGTTAACGCTTCGTTGTACAACCAAACATATTATAAAACTGTTGATGACAACAACGTTAACAATACAGATCCTGCAAGAAACTTTATTGAAACACGTCATACATTAGGAACAACATACACAGACATTATTGTTAGTTGTTTGCTAGACTATGGTGAACCATCAGGACAACAAGCGTTTGACAACAGCACTGATTTAGATGGCAACTTTGTTTTTGATGAATTAGGATTAAGAGCATACAGCACAGAAGGAGCGAATGAAGGTAGATTATTGACACATGTTATTTTCCACCCTGTGCAAAAGTCCTTAAACAGATTGATTCAAATTGATTATACAGTTAGAATCCAAAGTTTAACTAACTTGAGCGAGAATTAATAAATGGCATATACAGTAAATTTTACAAACGCAGTTCAAAAGACACCGATTACTGTAGATGATAACAGTAGAAATACTAGTGATACATCATTAACATTAATTGGACGTAACGAACCAAGTTACGGTCAAAGTATTGCAGAAAACTTTGTACACGTATTAGAAAACTTTGCTAATCCTACTTCACCTAATAACCCAATTGAAGGTCAGTTGTGGTATGACAGTGCATCGAATAGATTATTAATTAACGATTCAACAGCAGGTGCGGCAAACTGGAGACCAGCAGGCGGCGTTCATGTAAGTGCCACAGAACCTCAAAATCCAATACAAGGTGATATTTGGGTTGACACAACAAATTCACAACTATACTTGTTTACTGCTAATCAATTTCAACTGGTAGGTCCGAACTTTAGTGGAGGCCTTAAGTCAGGTGCTCAAGCAGAGCAAGTTGTAGATACAAAAGGTGTAACACATACTATTGTTAAAAATTATGTCGATGATAAAGTTGTTACAATTATTTCAAAAGATCAATTTATTCCTAAACAGGTTATTGAAGGTTTTACAGAACTTTATCCAGGTATTAACATTTCAGCAAAAGACTTTGACGGTAACGGTATTGTTCTAAATAAATTACATGCTAGTGCAACCAAAGCAGATGCACTTAGCGTTACACAACCATCAGTAGAAGTTGTAAATGCAAACAACTTTTTAAGAAGTGACATAACTGATACAATGAATGGTCAGTTATATGTACGTAACGATGGTGGTGTTACAATCGGCTCAAATCAAATTTTTAACTTAGAAATTGCAGACAACAATGCTGTAATTAAAAACAACAGTGTTGATGGTAGTATTGATATTTCAGTATTTCCAAATGATACAGGAACTATCGAAACAATGGCACGTTTTGACGGAGCCAATAAGCGTTTAGGTATTAACACACTAAGTCCTGTAACAACACTAGATATTCATGGTACAGGACATTTTACAGAGCGACTAACTTGTAGTTCAATAGAAGAAGCAACAGATACAACAACAGGAAGTATTACAACCAGCGGTGGTATTGGTGTTGCTAAACAATTATTTGTCGGCGGCAACTTAACTACTCGAGGACACTTTAGAGTTGGTGAAGATGATCCAGTAGACAACGCAACTGGTATTGCACCAAGTGTTGATGATAAACTTACTATTGGTACACCTAGTTTAAGATTTAAAAACGTACATTCAGAAATATTCACAGGTAGATTAGTTGGTACGATGGTTGGTGACGTTACTGGTAACGTTAATGGTACATCAGATAGACTAGTTGCTAGTACAACATTTAAGATTTCAGGACACGTTGCTGATTCAACAGGATTTAGTTTTGATGGACAAACAGGTGGTACAGAAAAAATATTTAACGTAACACTTACACAAGACGCTATTGATGAGCAGATAGAAAGTACAACTACAGAATCAAATGAAGATTTTGTTTTACTATCAAGAGATAATACAGGTTTAAGAAAAGTACAGTATAAAAACTTCTTTGCAGGAGCACCGACAGTTCCAGTAGGAGGTGTTATGCCATATGCAGGTTCTACAGCACCAACAGGATATCTATTATGTGATGGATCAGAAGTTCCGATTGCAAGTTATCAAGATTTGTATGCAGTTATCGGTACAACATATGGTACAGGTGTAAATCCAAACACATTTAAACTTCCAGACCTACGTGGTAGATTTGCACTAGGTAAAGATAACATGGATAACGGATTAACTGTACAAGACACAGACAATAATGCTGTTGATGCAGGTGGTGGTAGTGCAGGTAGAGTTACAGATACATCAGCAGAATCATTAGGTGGTTCAGCAGGTGACGAATTAAAAGATATTACAGATAACGAAATAGGTCAAGGTACACAGTACACAAATAATACTGGTACAGGTGTTTACAGCAACATTAATGTTATGAATCCTTACTTGACATTGAATTATATCATAAGGGCACTATCGTAATGGCATATAATGTTAATAAAACAGATGGGACACTTTTAACAACGGTTGTCGACGGAACAGTTGATAATACTTCTGCAGATATTTCATTAGTAGGTAGAAAGTTTAGCAACTACGGCGAAGTGTTAAATGAAAACTTAATTAAAATACTAGAAAGTTTTGCGAATACTACTGCACCTGATAATCCTTTAGAAGGGCAAGTTTGGTATGATAAACTTGAAGGTAGATTAAAAGTATACACAGGTACAACATTTAAACCAACCGGTGGTCCTTTAGTTGAAGAATCACAACCACAAGGATTAGTTAAAGGTGACCTATGGATGGATTCACTAAACAATCAATTGTATTTCTATGATGGTGTTGATTTAGGATTAGCAGGCCCAATCTATACTTCAGCACAAGGTAAACACGGTTGGATTGTTGAAACACTTGTTGACTCAAACGATAACGGTCGTGCAGTCACAAAACTTTTTGTAAATGACTTGCTTGTAGGTATTTTAAGTAGATATGCTTTTACTCCTAAAACAGCAATCACAGGATTTGCAAGTATTAAAGTAGGATTAAATTTTAGCACAAATGTAACAGGATTAAAGTTACACGGAACAGCGGCTTCGGCAGATACTATTGCTGGTATTGATCCAGGTAACTTTCTACGTGCAGATATTGCATCAACATCGCAGGCACAGTTAAGTATTCAAAACGATGCTGGTTTAGTTGTTGGCGGCGAACAAGATCTCAATATTGAAGTTATTGGTGATACAACAGTATTAAAAAATAACCTACAAGACAAAGATTTTAAAATTCAAGTTAACTCACAAACAAATGGTGGTATTATTGATGCATTAGAAATTGATGCAGATGTAATGAAAGTTAATGTATTCAAAGATAAGACTGCAAGTGAAGTTGAAGTTGGCGGAAGTTTAGTTGTACAACAAAACTTAACAGTAAACGGTATTACAACTTTTGTTGATTCACAAAATTTGAGAGTTGCAGATAAAAATATTGAACTTGGTTTTGCTAGTGGTTCAGAGACAGATGTTACAGCAGACGGCGGTGGTATAACACTTAAAGGTGACAGTGATCATACGTTTGCTTGGAGCAGAACAGATGAAGCATGGGAAAGTTCAGAGTCAATCAGTTTAGAAGCAGGTAGAGAATTTAGAATTGCACAAAACAATATTATTAATACTACAACTATTGGACCGAGTGTTGTAAATTCTAATCTACAAAATGTAGGTGTTCTTACAGAATTACAAGTTGACGACATTGATATTAACGGTACAACTATTAGTACACGAGATACAAACGGTAACTTAAACTTTAACATACACGGAACAGGTAACATTGTACTTGATCCTGAAGAAGCATCACCAGTAACACAAATTAAAGGTGTGCAAGATCCAACAGATGCACAAGATGTTGGAACAAAGAATTACATTGACAGTGAAATTAGAACAAGAACACTGTTTATGACTATTAATACAACTGGTATTGCAGATAAAACATCAGCAGTAGACGGTTTACCGTTTATTATGAACACACTTGCTCCTGCAAGTAATTTTAATAACGGTGCAACTGCAAGAGTGTTAGCAGAAGACTTAACACTTGCTGGTGCACAAACTAATATTAGTGTTACAAGTGTGCCAACTGGTACAACTAACACATTATTGATTGGACAAACAGCAGTTGATCAAAACGGAGTACAAAATAGTGCTAGTGTTTTATCAAGTGTGGCATTCCCAGATGGTATTACACTTTCAGGAAGTGCGTTGGGTGTGGTAAGATCATACCATTTATTAACAGTGAGCGGAGGGACTTGGACGTATACCCAAGCGTTGTAAGGATAAGATATGCCATATACTATTAACAGAACAGACGGAACAACATTAGTAACACTAGCAGATGGTGTAGTTGATACAACTACCGATCTACAACTAGTAGGACGAAATGTTGCAGGTTACGGTGAAATACAAAACGAAAATTTTGTAAAATTATTAGAAAATTTTGCATCAACTACTGCACCAGCAAAGGCGCAAGTAGGTCAAATTTGGTTTGACAAAACAGTTAACACCTTACGTCCGGCAGTTTTTGATGGCACACAATGGAGACAACTTGGAATTGTACAAGTATCCGATCTAGAACCTAATAATAGAAAAGAAGGTGACCTTTGGTGGGACTCAGATAACAATCAATTGTATGCTTGGACAGCAGATGGTGACCAACATATTCTAATTGGACCACAGGATCTAAAAGGATATGAATTTACACAATGGCGCAGTATTGTTTTAACTGATGACCAAGGAACAAAACATCCTGTAATGGCAGGATATATTCATAATGTAATATATGCTATTGTTGCAGATACAGAATTTACTATTGACCAAGCAGTTACATCTGTTCCTAACTTTACAAAATGTTATAGAGGCACAACATTAAAAGGAACTAATTCAAACGGTGTAAGCACAGATACAAAACATCACGGTACTGCTACTAATGCAGACAGATTAGTAGGCAAAGCCGGCGACACTTATGCTAATAGATTAGAAAATGAACTAATCGCAGGCGTATATAGTTTTAGAAACAATGACGGTATTAATGTAGGACCAAATGACGAACTTAAAATTAACGTTGACAGTGTAACTGGTAATGCAGGTGTTAACAACGAAACTAATGATATATTATCGTTTGGTGTAAACTACACAGGAAGCGGCGCAGATAAAACTGTATTCTATATTGAAGGCAAAGATATTAAACCTTATGCAGATAATGAAGTAAATCTTGGTGCTCCTACAATGAAATATAGAAACATCTATGCAGATGCAATATATTCTAACATTATTGGTGACGCTTTAGGTAACTTCAGCGGTACATTAACAGGAAATGTTAATGGTGCAGTTACAGGTAACGTAACAGGTAACGTAACAGGTAACACAACTGGTGCTTTATATGCAACAGGTGGTAAAGTTGTTGTTGACAATGATAGACAAATAGCATTAACAGACGCAGGCCAAGACGGTGTCCCAGGAAACTATGAAGGTTTCTTAGATGGTACAGCAAGATATGTGCTTGATGGCATGTATAGATCAAATGATCAAACAATTAGTGGAAGTAAAACTTTCTCTGCAACACAAATATTTAATGCCGCGGTTAATATTAACCATACAGCAAGTGTTTATAATGTTAATCTTTCAAAAGGTACTATTGGCGCTGGCGCTATTCCTTCGCAGGATACAGGTAGAACTAGAACAAGTTTAAGAATCGACGGTGTTACTGTTGACAATTCAGACATTGAAGATTCAAACCTAAAACGTGTTGTAATTGATGACGGTTCAAGAATTGAAAACAGTGCATTAGGTACAGTAGGTATCTTAACAAATGTTAAATCTACTAAATTTACTGACAATCAAAACAGATCATTCAAGTTTATCAGTAAAGATGGAACATTTGGTAATGCAGATAACGACACAGTTGTAACACAACTAGCAATCAAACAGTATGTAGATGAAAAAGTAGGTGCAATACCTAAAGATTTAACATTCCACTTAGATACAAGAGACATGGATGTCAATGCTGTAAAAGCACAATTAAACAGAATAGCACCAGCATCAGAATATGCCGCCGGTACTAAGGCAAGAATTTTAGGATCGTACTATTATTCAAACACACCATCAGGACAATTCTACCGTAGATACGGAACTGTTAGTGGTGTAAGATATGGTATTGGTTATATTGGTGGTAGAGCGTATTCATACACTGGTGTAAAAGCAAATGTAAGTGAAGTGCTTACGTCAAAAAGTGCAATTACGGGGTATGAGTTTGTTAAAAAAGGTACAGGAGCATCAACAACAACTAATACAAACGTAGTTGTTACTGATGCAGTTGATTTTGATTTTTTTGATAGTTTTTATCTAACGTTTACTCCTGGATTAAATCAACGTATGGCTGATTATATTGGATTACCACAAGGTGTGGGTGCAAGAGTTGTAGTATGGCAAGATGGTGTTATTCAAGCATATGGCTTTGACGAAACTGCTGTTTCACTAGATGGAATTAAAAGCGGTGTAAGAATTGGTAGAGGACAACTGTATGGTACAGTAACACTAAATTGGTTTGATTTAGGAGGACAGTTTTCAAATGATCCAAGTACAGTGTGTAATATTTACGAATATGACATAACAAAAACTGTTTTAAGCGGTAGTTGGGAATTTGTAGGAAATTTTTAATGTATGAAGTTAGGGAAGACTTTATTACAAACGTAGACGAGATTATGATGCTAGTAAAAGAGCATGAAACAGAAGGCAAATTTACTAGAAGAGGCAAAGGCGCAAACGAAAGGCACGAAACAAAATACGGTAAAAGCAACTTTAGTTCATTGTTTGAAAAAGATATGAACAAGGAACTAGTTGAAACTATTTGGAAAA